CGCCAAGCACATGATTGACGATGCAAAGGCAGAGGACGAAGCACCCACTAACTTGTCCAACACTTGACAGAAGTTTATTTGCGAGGTACATTTTCAAAAACGGAGAAGCACAAATGCACTACCACACACCGCCCTACGACACGGGCAAAGTAAAGATCGGTCTGCTGTACAAGGGCAGGCCCAACACCATGACGCAAGACGAGGAGCGCATACAAGCGGCACTGCTTGGCATACGCCCTGATTGGTGCGTCTTAATCGAAGGCGCAATCATCTACGCCGCCGTCGTATTCACTCTTGTTTCCGCCATCTTTTTTCTGCTAGCCAAGGATTAAAAATGCCAGACCTTCAAACCGCATTGACCACCGCAATCAAGAACCAAGTTTTATCAACCACCATCAACGAATGGGAAGAAGAGGAGCAGCAGACTATGCAAGCACAACCACAGGAACAGACACCAATCGTGCAAACAAAAATCAACGGCAACAGCAAACTCACCCTCACGGGCAACCTATCCAAAGACATCTTCGTCTACATCAGAGACAACCCTGGCTGCTTACGCGCCGATATACGAAAGGTGTTTATCGAGGCGGGTTTTAAAGAGGCTTCAATAGGCTCCCTCGTCTCGCAAATGGTTCGCAACAAAATGGTGAGCACCAACGAGGTGGGCAACCTCGAAGCAAAACGCGTTTACTACAAGCCCTTGGTCAGCGGAACCAAGAGAAAAGAGATGAACAAGAAGCTGGGCATAGCCCGCGACAAGCCCAAAGCCACAAAGCCCAAGGCGCAAGGCATCGCCGCGCTGGCTCCCGAGCCTACCCAGGATATAGACAAGGGCCGAGAAGCGCTGGATAGGGTGCTGGCCAAGCCTGTGCTTGAAGCGCGTGCTGTGTACGATGCGCTGTGCCTGTTGCGTGGCCTGGATGTGGGGGACGCCCGCTATATGTACGCCGAGTTGCACAAACTGTTCGGGGGTTGAATGGAAACAATCGCAACAACAATTATCTTGGGGTTCATAGGTGTGGTGGTTGCTGGCCTTGTGCTGGTAGCACTGATGCACCTGTGGTTCTGGATGGATGAGAACGAAAGGGGGGATAGATGAGAAAGATATGGTTCACCACCGACGACTACGGCGATCTGATTCGGTTTGTTGTGACTGCCAGCGGTGTGCGCTTTTGGTATCCCGCAGTGGACAGGAAAACCCATGCGCTGTTTGCGTCATGGGGTGATGTGGATGAATGGGGTTCACCCAAGGAGAGAACATGAACATTGAAGAATTGAAGATGATTTTGGAGACGATCAACACCACCACGGGGTTGGCTAAAGACATGGGCACAACATGGGTTTGGTTGCACTACGGGTTCAAGGCGTTGGAGGGATTTGCTTGGCTTGTTGGCATTGCTATGGTTATATATAGCGTTTACCGGATGATGAGAATGATGAGCAACGCTGACATAGACACCGCATTCATGCGGTCATGCCGAGATAAGCTGGGCATTGGTAGCACTGGAATTATGACGGAGGCAGAGCATTACGCAACGACCACCAAGATCATGGAGTTGATTGACCAACACAGGCGGGAGCAGAAATGAAAGACCCAGAAGACGAAGCATTTGAGAAGTTGGCCTTGAAGCAGGGCCAATGGGAACACACCAGCGGCTGGCGCAAGAAGCAGATCGCACACATGGATGTCCACTCACACCCCGCAGAGTTTGTACACCTGCACCGCAACGACACCATCGAAGAGGTAGCACAGCATCTGGAAACAAAATTCACAGGGCCGTTCGGTCGTGACACAGTGCAGTCGTTCGCAACATTTGTTAGGAGCATGAAGAAATGAACAACCCACCAGCATTTCCAGGCAAACAAAAAGCACTGCTCATAAAGTCTGAACATTCAGACATTGCCAAAGAATATGAGATTGACCAAAACGGCATGACCCTGCGCGATTACTTTGCGGCAAAGGCGATGCAAGGACTGCTGTCAGACCCTGACTGGCGGCAGGACATGGACTTTGAAGAAACGGCCCACGCCGCATACAAACAAGCAGACGCAATGCTGAAAGCGAGGGAAGCATGAAATACAGAAAGAAACCAGTGGTCATTGAGGCCACCCAGTGGTTCAAGATGGGCGACCACCCTGCGGTCTTTATGGGGAGGCTTGGAATTCTTCCGCTTATCGAAACGCTTGAAGGTCTTCACACAGTCACCCCCGGCGACTGGATCATCACTGGCGTGAAGGGCGAACACTACCCTTGCAAGCCCGACATTTTTGAGATGACTTATGAGGTGGCTGAATGACACCGCCCGTGAAAAACTATGTTCCTCTTGTGCCAGACCACAGACTGGTGGAAGTCATTCGAGGGTATATATCAGAGCGCTCAGACGAAACAACTCGGCCCGATCTCAACAATGAACACAACTTATTGGAATTGGCAAGGCTTATCACCGATGAGTGCCAAGCAAGAATCCCATTGTGGGAATTGGAGAAAAACGCATGACCCCAACACCACGACTGCGCTTTGTTGAGCGCGACAGTTATTCACGCAACGGTGAGCATTTTCGTGAGCCGCACAAAGTCCGCATCCTCCAGCAATGGTGGGAAGTCGGAAATATAAAGCTGGCAATTCATGTTACCGACAAAGACGGAAACACTTTGCCATCACCCAATCGTGGCGAATGGCGTGATGTACCACTGGAGAAAGAAGCATGAGCAAAGAAGAAGCACTCGCCATAATCAAACTGTTGTCGGCATTGGAGTCATGGGCATTCAGTACAAAAACCATGCTCCCCGACTATTTGCACGATGACCTTTGTGTGGCGGTAAAAAAACTTGAAAACATTGTTTTGGAGAAGAACACATGACCGATGAAAAACCAGCACCTCGCCCCTGCCAATCATGGTGGGATTGGTATTTGTCACCGCCAGAAAACTGGAATGAAAAATACGGGGATGCGTTTGTCTGGACGGCGCAAGAAAAAGCATTGATGCAACAACTCAAGGAAAACAATAAATGAACGCAAAAGACGAACTTACCAAGCTACTCATGGAAAGCTATGACCGAGGGGTTAAAGACGGGCTTCAAACAATCCTGCAACTCATCAAGGAACTGCGCCCTGCGATCAGCCCGATGGAGGGGCTGGGCAAGGCCAAGACCACACATGAGTGGTTCGACATTTTGGTTAAAGACATTGAGGAGAAAATATGAAAGCAAGACAAGTATTTCAAGCACTGATGTCCTCAAAGGGATACACCCATGCTGATTTACACATGACAGGCGACAAGTACACCAATCCAGCCATGCAGGGCAGGTGGAATTATTTCCTGGCAGGTTGGGAAATGAGAGGTGTACTGTGATTTTTCTATTCAAGAAACGCAAGCTGGTGATCGACATGCTCACCTGTCGGCAGATGGTGTTCGATGCAGCCAAGCCCAAGGCAGCAGCCCACTTCTACCCGCAGTGGTGGAAGGATTTGAAGCTGGAGATACCCATCCAGAACAGTCTGTTTCCCACTGCCACCATGAAGCGGTGCATGGGTCTGGTCGATCACTACAAGCACGGCATCGTTCAACCGCTGTGGTCTGACTACACGCTGGAAGTGGGCGCTGTTGGTGACCCATTCTGGCAAGGTCAATTCTCTGACAGCACGAGCACCATGAGCCAGCACCCTGCGATACTGCGCGGTTCGTTTGCGCCCGAGTCCCACTACTGCCACATGAAGTTCGACAACCCCTGGGTCACAAGCTGTAAAGAGGATGTTTACTTCAAGTGGGAGCAGCCGACATGGAGTATGCCAAGCCTGTCCAGCTACATCTTGTTGCCAGGAACGACTGAGTTCAAGTACCAGTACTCCATGAATGTGAACGTGCTGTTCATCAAGGGGGCAACCAAGACCACGCACCGCTTGAAGTTTGGCCAGCCGTTGGTACACCTGACGCCGTTGACCGAGCGCCCGATTGATCTGCGGCATCACATGGTTACGAGGGAGGAGTACAACAAGTACATGCAAGGCGAGAAGCTGAGTAACGTCAACCGCTACCGCGATTACCGCAGGGTGCGCGAGTCCGAGGAAAGCAAATGCCCGTTTGGGTTTGGGGGAAAGACATGAGCAAATGGGATGACCACAAAGGCAAGGGCAATACCGCCTTCAATATGCTGGCGCAAGCCAGTGACGTTGCGAAGCTGACACGCGAGACCAACACCTGGATGCACAGCCGGGGAAAGATGTGCTGGAAATGCCAGAAACAGTCCGTGCCAGAAAAGGGGTGCATCGTAAATCTACAGATGGGGCTTCACAAATACGTGTGCAAGCCCTGCGTTGACGCACGCAAAGCAAAGGAAGCCACATGACAAAAGATGAAGAATTAAAAGCGCTGATTGAAGACCTGCGCTTAAACCACGAGTACTGCCCCAAAGAAGTTATCTTGCAAGCTGCCGATGAATTGGAAAGACTGCAACGGGGGGTTGAGTCTTTGTACGACAGGTACATGCAGGTGTGCCGACAGCGTGAGGAGTTGCTGGACACGCAAAGGTCTATGGTCGAGGCCATGAGGGGGAGAATTCAATGAAGGGCGGCGCAAGGCCGGGGAGTGGGCGCAAGCCCACACTGATTGATGAGCGCCGAACACTGGTGCTGCACAGCCAGGGCGTGTCGATGCGTGAGATTGCCGAGCGATTTGGTGTTAGCCTTCAGGCCATCAAATACTTTTTCAAGAAACGAAGGAAGCAACATGGCCATGACCCCCGAAGCCAAAGTCAAGAAGGCAGTCAAGCGACTGCTCGATGACAACGCGGTGTACCACTTCTCGCCTGTGCAAAACGGCATGGGCAGGGCTGGCATACCAGACATCATCTGCTGTTACTTTGGCACGTTCATCGCCATCGAGTGCAAGGCGGGCAACGGCAAGACCACCGCGCTGCAAGACATGGAGCTGGCCAAGATACAGCAGGCCGGGGGGACGGCACTGGTTATCAACGAGGAGAACATTGAATTGGTAAAACAAACTTTAAAGGAACTGCTATGCGAATAACACAAGAGGACATAGAACGCCGAGTGGCATCTATGACCGATGCCCAAAAGGACCACTTCAAAACGCTGGTGTACGCACTGCTCCAGTGCTACGCTGAGGACAAGCACGCTGCTGTCATTGTGCTGGGCGACTTAACTGACGAGACCGCCAGCGTGGTCACGGTCAACTGCAACGAGATGGATGCCGCCACGCTGCTGCTGGCAGCAGACAACTTCTTTAACTACATCAACATGCGTGAAGCACCACCCAAAGAGGCCATGAATTGAGTAAACCATTTGAACGCGCCATCGTGCTGGACTTTGAAACTGCCTGGGGGCGCGGCGTGAAGCTGGGCTTTTCTTGCCAGACCATGGAGGAGTACATACGCGACCCCCGCTTCAAGGCGTGGGGACTGTCTTGGAAAGAGCTTGGCGGCGAAGCACCCGCAGTATGGGTGACACGCAAGGACTTGCCTGAGTTCTTCAAGTCAATCGACTGGAGCACCACCGCTGTCATGGCACAAAACGCAGGGTTCGACGTGTCGATCATGGAGTGGCACTACGACGCACACCCAGCGTTCATCATGGACACGCTGTCTATGGGCCGGGCACTGCGCGGTGTGGAGGTGGGCAACAGCTTGGCCAAGCTGGCCAAAGACCTGGGCCTGCCACCCAAGGGGGACGGGCTGTCGCCATCCGAGAACATACTGGACGAGCTGCCTGCGGATGTGGAGAACACACTGGCCGAGTATTGCTGCCATGACACATGGCTGTGTGAACAGATTTTCTTTGGTCTTGGCGGCTGGGACTACCCGAGGAAAGAACTTCAACTCATCGACATGACGCTCAAGATGTACACACGCCCCGTGTTGCAGCTTGACCAGCAGATGTTGATACAAGCATTGACAGAGGAAGGAAACATACGTGAAGCGCTACTACAACGTCTTAACATCGATGAGTCTGAGCTTGCGTCAAACCCTAAGTTTGCGCAGATTCTTACAAACCTTGGCGTTACACCCCCGACAAAAATCAGTAAGACCACAGGTAAGCAAACGCTTGCCCTGGCAAAAAACGATGCGCTCTTCCAAGCCCTCCTCAATGGTTCGAACGAAGATGTTGCGCTCCTTTGCGAAGCGCGTCTCAAAGTTAAATCCACCACCGAGCGCACAAGGGCTCAGAGATTCCTTGACATTAGTCAACGCGGCCCCTTACCAGTCCCTCTCTCCTACTACGGTGCGCAGACTGGCAGGTGGACAGCGGCCAAGGGCAGTGCCATCAACATGCAAAACCTCAAGCGCGGTTCGTTCTTACGTAAAGCAATTATGGCTCCCGAGGGGTATCAACTCGTCGTTGGCGACTTATCGCAGATTGAACCGCGAGTGCTTGCATGGCTATCAGATTACACAGATATGCTCGACATCTTCCGCGCTGGGGGTGACCCTTATGCCGCGTTCGGCGCTCAAATGTTTAACATACCAGGGCTTACCAAAGAGTCTCATCCAGACCTGCGCCAATCTGCAAAGTCAGCGCTACTCGGGTGCGGCTATGGTCTGGGCTGGTCGTCGTTCGCGTCACAGCTTCTTACGGGATTCCTTGGGGCTCCCCCGGTTCGCTACGAGAGGGCGTTCTCTAAAGCGTTGAACGTCAACAAGGACATGGCCGAGCGGTTCTTGGAGTGGTCCGAAACCGAGATCAAGCTACGGGATATCCCGCACACCTGTACCTACGCGGAGTTGGTGCACCACGCCATTGCAGCCAAGCGCATCATCGACATCTACCGTGCCACCGCGTCTCCTGTTGTCTCATTCTGGGACATGTGCTCCAGCCTGTTGGTGTCGGCCCTGGTCAACGGCAAAGAACACACGCACAAGTGCTTGACATTCAGGAAGGGTGAAATAGAATTGCCAAACGGGATGTGCTTGCGCTACCCCGATCTGCGTGAAGTCAAAGATGAAAAAGGTAGGAGCCAGTGGGTATACGGGCCAGACGCTACCAAGTTGTATGCTGGAAAGATAACGAACAATGTGACCCAAGCTTTGGCGCGGGTGGTGATGACAGACGGAATGCTGCGGGTTGGTAAAAGATACCCCGTGGTTGGAACGGTGCATGATGAGCTGATTGCGCTCGTGCCCGACAGTGAAGTGGAAGAAGCCAAGACTTGGGTCTTGGAACAAATGACAATGGAGCCGCGCTACATGCCCGGTGTCCCATTGTCCGCTGACGGTGGTGCTCACCGTAGATATGGAGAAGCAAAGAACTAAATGGAAATAACACTACCAAAGAAAGTAAAGGTAGGGGACAAGTGGTACAGCGTTGAAGTTGTCGAGGCCATGAAGGACAAAGACGACATGGGGCGCGTTCACTACCCCGAACAGAAAATAAAGATTGGTTTGCGAAACAACCGAACCGGGCGCAAATTCTCGTCCGAGTCGGTCAAAGAAACTTTTTGGCACGAGCTGGTGCACGCCATCCTTGAGGACATGCGTGAACACAAACTCAACAACCGAGAAGACTTTGTAGAAGGTTTTGCTGCCCGCCTTGCCATAGCCATAGAGACTGCGAGATTCTGATGAAGCCTGTAACGTGGAGCCACAGCGCTCTTAAAAACTTTGAGGGATGCCCCCGCAGATACCACGAGGTAACCGTGCTCAACAACTTCCCATTTCAGGAGACTGAGGCAACACGCTACGGCACAAGCTTTCACACAGCGGCGGAAGTCTACATTCGGGACGGCACACCGTTGCCCCCTGAGTTTGATTACGCCAGGGGAGCGCTTGATGTATTGATGGCCATGCCGGGCAGGAAGCTGTGTGAGTATGAGATGGGCATCACCCCGGACTTGCAGCCGTGCTCCTTCAACGAACCCAAGCGGTGGGTCAGGGGCATTGCCGACTTGCTCATCATTGATGACGACAACCTGACAGCGCGGGTGGTTGACTACAAAACAGGCAACAACAAGTACCCAGACCGAGACCAGCTAAAGCTCATGTCCCTCATGGTGTTCAAGCACTTCCCCCACATACGCAAGGTCAGTTCGGCGTTGTTATTTGTGGTGAAAAATGATATGGTCAAGCACAGCATGACCGTGGAAGAGGCCGATGCTGAGTGGTGGAATTACCGTGAGCGCGTAGCCAGACTTGAAGCGTGCTTCGCTTCAAATACCTGGAACCCCAAGTCCTCTGGCTTGTGCCCGTGGTGTCCTGTGAAATCTTGTGAATACAACCCGAAACATTGAAAGGAACATTCATGCCTTACAAAAACCCAAAAGACCGCGACACCTATCCCGCGTATGCGCAAAAACCAGCCGTCATTAAAAAGCGTGCCGAGCGAAACAAAGCCCGCGCCATGCTGATGAAAGAGGGTCTGGTGCACAAGGGCGATGGCATGGATGTCGATCACAAGAAGCCTGTAGATAAAGGCGGCAAGACGGTGCGCAGCAACCTCAGAGTTAAACCCGCATCTGCCAACCGCACTTTTGACAGGACAAAAAACCACTCAGTTAAATAACCGGGAGAAGCAAATGACATTTGAGAAATGGTGGGAGACCCTCACAGTCGCAGAGCAAAAGCTCATAGGCTACAACGTAGCCCGATTCGTTTGGGAACAAGCCCTGGCGCTAGGAAAAAAATAAACTCGAGAAGCAAATGCAAATCATAGAAGACAAAGCACTACTGTTCACTACCCGCAACCCCCAGAAGTACAGCATCATCCCCAAGTCCAAAGTCATGCCCCGCGCTGATGGTGGCTTTGATGTTGCCGTCTACTGGGGGCTGGATGAAGCGCGTGTGTTGAAGAACCTTGGCGTCAAAGATGTACCCTCGCCCATCATGCGGCGCTACGCTTGGCCCGGTAGGTACAAGCCCATGGCGCACCAGAAAGAAACCGCCGCATTTCTGACCATGCACCGCAAGGCGTTTGTGTTTTCCGAACCAGGCACAGGCAAGACGCTCTCCGCATTGTGGGCAGCAGACTACTTGATGCAGCGCGGAGACATTCGCCGGGTATTGGTGCTGTGCCCACTGTCGATCATGCAGTCCGCATGGCTGGCAGACTTGAACAGCAGCGTCATCCATCGCTCTGCCATCATCGCGCACCACGCGCAGGCTAGCCGCCGCATCGAGATGATTCAGCAAGACTACGAATTTGTAATTGCCAACTACGATGGGCTGAACCTGGTTGCGTCTGAGATCGTCAATGACGGGCGCTTTGATCTGGTGATCGTTGACGAAGCCAACGCATACAAGACCGTGACCACCAAGCGCTGGAAAGCGCTCAAGTCCATACTCAGGGCCGACACCCATGTGTGGATGATGACAGGCACACCAGCGTCTCAGTCCCCTGCTGACGCGTATGGGCTGGCCAAGATCGTCAACCCCGATGGAATCCCCCGCCTGTACACAGGCTGGCGCGACATGGTAATGAACAAGATCACCATGTACAAGTGGGCGCCAAAAGCCAACGCCCCCGATCTGGTGCACGAAGCCCTGCAACCCGCCATCCGCTACACCAAAGCGCAGTGCCTGGACTTGCCGCCTGTACTAACCACCACACGGCAAGTACCGCTGACCCCACAACAAGCCAAGTACTACAACCTCCTCAAAGACCGCATGCTTGTGCAAGCCGCAGGCGAGACGATCACCGCAGTCAATGCGGCGGCAGCACTGAGCAAGCTGCTTCAAATCAGTTGCGGTGCGGCATACACAGACGAGAAGGAAGTCATTGAGTTTGATTCAGCGCCGCGTCTGGGTGTGTTGGAGGAGATACTCGAAGAGACCGACCGCAAGGTGCTTATCTTTGCGCTGTTTCGCAGCACCATCGACACCATCCAAACACACTTGCTCAAGCGCCACATAACCGCTGAGTGCATCCACGGCTCAGTCACACCACCCAAACGCGCTGACATCATCCGCCGCTTTCAAAACGAGCCTGACCCCCGCGTGTTGGTTATGCAGCCGCAGGCTACGGCACATGGGATTACCCTGACCGCTGCCGACACTGTTGTGTTCTACGGCCCGTTGATGAGCGTTGAGCAATACATCCAGTGCATAGCCCGTGCGGACCGCAAGGGGCAGAACTCAGACAAGGTGACAGTCATCCACATCGAGGGTAGTCCCATCGAGAAAAAGATGTTCAAAGCCTTGGAGGGCAAAGTAAGCGACAACTTACTTTTGACCCAGATGTTTGATGCAGAAATAAATTCTTGAAAGGAGTTGCAAAAGAAAAAATACTGTGTACCATGTCCAACCTTAGACAAAAAAACAGGAGAAACAATTGAGCGAAACCGCTGTACCACTCGACAGGCTTACGAAAATCTACCGTAAGATAAAAGCTGAGATCGACACCATGACGCAAGAGTACGACACCAAATTGGAGACACTCAAAGCGCAACAGGACGAGATCAAGTTTGCAATCAAAGACCAGATGAAGGCGCTTGGCGTCTCCACGGTCAAAACCCCCTTCGGCACCGTGAGCATGCGTACTTCAACGCGCTACTCAACACAAGACTGGGCATCGTTCAAGGAATTCATCCTTGAGCACAGTGTCGTGGACTTGTTAGAGAAGCGCATTGCACAAGGCAACATGCGCACGTTTCTTGAAGAAAACCCTGGGGTAGTTCCCCCAGGCTTGAACTCAGTCTCTGAGTTTCAAGTTGTCATAACCAAACCAACCAACTGACCATCATGAGCAATATCACGCTTTTTTCCCCCACAAATGTTCCTGCATTCGCCCGTAACAATGAGTTGTCCGACACCGCCAAAGCCCTCACGGGCGGCAACGTCTCCAGCGTTAAACGCATCTCCATCAAAGGTGGTGTGTTCCGCTTGGTCGCAGGCGGCAAAGAGATTGCGTCAATTGATGAACGCCACATGAACGTCATCATTGTGAAAGCCGCCCCCAAGGTGAGCCGCATCTTCTACGCCAAGTCCTATGACGCCGACAACATCGCTGGGCCTGATTGCTGGAGCAATGATGGTGAGCGCCCCGACCCCACCGCCGCAAACAAGCAGTCGGTGACTTGCATGAATTGCCCGCAGAATGCGGCTGGTTCTGGTCAAGGTAATACCCGCGCTTGCCGCTACCAACAGCGCCTTGCTGTTGTGCTTGAGAACAACCCCACGGGGGATGTGTTGCAGTTGACCCTGCCCGCCACTTCGGTGTTTGGTAAGGAAGACGGCGACAAGCGCCCATTGCAGGCATACGCCCGCTTCCTGGCCGTGCAGAACCCGCCTGTGAATCCCGAGCAGATCGTCACCGAGATGCGCTTCGATACTAAGGCCGAGGCTCCCAAGCTGCACTTCAAACCTGTGCGCTGGTTGACTGAGGAAGAGTACGAGGTCATCAAGACCCAGGCTGACAGCCCCGATGCGCAACGCGCAATCGTGATGACCACGGCACAAAGCGATGGTGTGAAAGCCGCTCCTGCGCTAGCCATCCCCGGCAAGCCCCCTGCGGCTGAGAAGAAGCCCCAGGCCGAGCCTGTGGCGGAAGCTGACGAGGAACCCGAGGTGCGTAGCACTGCGGCCAAGCCCTCGGCTGTGCCAGCCAAGAAGAGCAAGTTGGCGGACATTGTGTCTGACTGGGACGATGAGTGAGGCCAACATGAAAGACAACAAAGAAGAAACCTTCATGCAGACGGTGTATGTGCTTAACGGCATCACCTATGTGCCGCACTACCGCAACCCCTCGGTCTTTGTCGGCCCAGGCTACCCGCGCTTCACGCGCCAGCGTTACTCAGACACTGAACTGCGCAACGCAGGTGCGCAGCAAGGGGGCTTCCCGTTGTGGAAGCGCAGTGACTATGGCGTTGTGACGGACCAGCAACCTTGAACCAGCGGGGGCTTCGGCCCCTGCATTAAAGATGGCCTACTCCGAAAAAACAATCAACGCAATCATGCGTGCCCCCAAGACTCAAGGCAATCAGCTTGGGCGGTGGGCCGCGCATCACAACTTCTCGGTCGTGCGCATCTCCAAAGCTTTGGGTGTGTCCCGCCAGACTGTCTACAACTGGTTTGAAGGTGGCGACATCTTCCCCGCATACGAGTATCGCGTCGAGACCATGTTGAAATTCCTACAAACCGCACACTCGGCTGACGATGCCTGGAGAAAAATATGCGCACACTACAACCTCGAACCTTGAGTAACAGCGAATTTATCCGCATTGCGGCAGACGAACTGGACTCACACGACAACCTGCCCCGTCAATGGCAAGTTGAATTGCTGCGCCGCTTCATGGCGCTGGCACCCACTGACGAGCACCCGCTCAAAGACCCTCAGCAGCTCGACCTGTTTAAATAATCCGAAGGACTTCCATGACCCCGCTTGAATTTCTAGCGGTCGTTTTGCCGTCCCCGGACAACGGGCTGTACTGTGCGGCAGAGCTATCAACAAAAAAGAAGGAGCATATCTATGTGCAATACACGGAGGAAATCACCCCCACCATAGACAAATGGGTTCGTCAACAAAAGGACGTGTACTTTGCGGTATCCACCTTTGAGAACAAGGGCAAGCGCACAGCGGACAACGCCCGCTTCATTCGCGCACTGTTCGTTGACATGGATGGGTACGCCACCAAGAAGGACGCAGCCACCGCGCTAAACGAGTTCTTGGCAAAGACAGGTATTGACCTGTTGGGTTCGCCCTACGTTGTCGGTTCTGGTGGTGGGTTGCACTGCTACTGGCCTTTCACACAGGATGTAGCAGTCGATGAGTGGAAGCCTGTGGCGGAGAACTTCAAGCGCTTGTGCAAGCAAGAAGCCTTGAGCATCGACATGACCGTGACAGCAGACGCCGCCCGAGTGTTGCGCGTGCCCGATACGTTCAATCACAAAGAGAAGTACGGCACACCGCGCAAGGTTCGCATACTGGCTGAAGGCGACACCTTTGACTTCCACACACTGGCCGAGCACATCCGCAGCCAACTGAAGGCGCTGCCCCCCATGCTGCCGCCCAAGGGCAAGACGGATTTGGCAATCCCTGGTGAGAGGCCTGTAGCCACGGTGTCTGCAACGACAGTGAAGTTGTTTGAGAACAGCGTTACCAAGTTCAAGAACATCCTGGTCAAGACCAAGGCTGGCAATGGGTGCGCTCAACTCCAGCACTACGCGGAGAACGCCGAGGACGATGGCATGGAGCCGCTGTGGCGTGGGTGGTTGAGCATTGCGCAGAAGTGTGATGATGGCGACAAGGCCGCTGTGTGGCTGTCCAATCTGCACCCCTACGATGAAGACCGCATGCACAGGAAACTGGCGGAGATCAAAGGCCCGTATCCATGCGTGAAGTTTGATTCGGAGAATCCAGGCATATGCAACGGGTGTCAGTTCTTTGGGAAGATCACCAACCCACTGATGCTTGGACGCGAGACCGCCGTATCCACCGCTGAAAAAGTTGTGGAAATCCAGTCAGCGGATGACACAGTAAAAAAAGTAGTACGCCCTGAACCGCCCAGGGGCTACGTGTACGGTGAACGGGGCGGCGTGTTTATCGAGAAGGAGGATGAGGACGCGCAGGGGAATGTAAGCAAGCGCTACACCATGCTGTTGCCCTACGACTTCTTCCCGGTAGACATACTGAACAACCAGGGAGAACACATCGTGCACATGCTAGCCATGCGCCCATCACTTGTGCAAGAGATTACGTTTGCACAGAAAGCGGTTGCAGGCAAGGATGAGACGATCAAACATCTGATGGCGCAGAACATTGTGGCTGCGTTTGGTTCAGGGAACGACATAAATTTATACAACTACGTGAGGTCTTGTGTGGAGAAAATGAGCAGTGAAAAGAAACCGATTGATGTGCCAGCGCATTACGGCTGGCAAAAAGACGGAACCTATGTGTTCGCCGGGCGTATCTACGCCGCGCACAAGCCGCCTATTGAGGTGCCCATGCCTGGGCTTGAGAACATCGTGATGAACACCCAGCCGACAGGCTCCCTGGAGACTTGGCGCAAGGTCATCAACCTGCTGGTGCGCCGCAAGCTGTGGGATCACTTGGCGATTATTCTCCTGGGTGCTGGCGCTCCACTCATGCGGTTCACGGGCCTGTACGGGTTGACTGTGCACTGCGCGTCCAGCGAATCGGGCACGGGTAAATCCTTGGCGCTTGATGGCGCGGCATCTATCTGGGGCCACCCAACGCACTACCGCACAGGGTCAGGCACCTCGCCTGTGGCTATGCAACAGCGTCTGGGTTTGCTACACAGCAACCCGCTGATAACCGATGAGATCACGACCAACAACCGGGCTGACTTCGAGTGGTTCCCATCCACGCTGTTCAGTGTGAGCGAGGGTCGCGGCAAAGAGAGGATGGAGTCGGGCGCAAACAAAGAACGCTTGAACCTGTCCACTTGGCAGACCATTGCCATCATGTCGTCCAACATGCCAGCTATTGACTACATGACCAGCGTTCGCAAGCACTCATCCGAGGGCGAGTTGCGTAGGCTCATCGAGTACATCATGGACGAGAAGCTGGAGTGGAACGCCGATGAGATCGAGATCATCAAGTCGCTCCAAGACAACTACGCCGTGGCAGGGGATGCGCTGGTGCAGTACATGGTTGACAACCAAAACCTGCTCAAGACGTTGGTGCCCGAGACCGTGCGGCGCATGTACGAGGAGTACAAGGCTCCCAACGACGAGCGCTTCTGGATGGCGGGGGTAGGCTGCGCTATTGCCGCGGGTGTGATTATGAACAGCGAACACGCCAAGGTTGCCGAGTTCCCCCTGGCCGAGATACTGGAGAGCTACCGCCGCCAGATCACAAACCAGCGCCTGAGTATCAGCGGGGGCAAGCGCAGTGCCGAGGATGTGCTCAACGCCTACACCCAGGAATACCAGGGCAAGTTTGTCATCGTCAAGTTTGGCGAGAAAGCTGGCCCCTTGGCGCATCTGGGGGACGGTACTGCGGTGGACAAGAACACCACCAGGGGCGAGGTCATGGGCCGCGTAGAGTGGGGCGTAACGCCCGACCACATAGACTTCTTCATTGAAGAGCGTCTACTCAAAGCATTCTGTTCAAACCGCAGCTTCAGCTACACCGCGCTCAAGCGCCAGCTTGAGAAGGACTTCACCGTGCAGTACTTAAAGAAGAAGGACTTGCTGGCCAGGACCAGTGGCCCTCCGCTTCGAGTCGCCGCCATGCACATCAGCCGCCGCATATCGGAAGTGGATGAAGAAATTAAGAATCAATTATCCCTGGGCGCGGCTTGAGAAGGGGCAGGGGTTTTTTGTCCCCTGCCTTGATCTAGACGCTACCCGCGAAGAGGGCTTGCGCAAAGCCCTTCACTACCGCCTGTTTGATGCCCGTGCCGAACCCTGTGTTCGGGACGGGTTTACTGGCGTGTGGTTCTTTCGGATTGTTTATAAAACCGCTCCGCAATCTTGTTCTCAAAGCGCTTCAAGCGATCCAGGCGCTCGTCCTTCTGAGCCGTAGTCAACCGGGGGTTGTCGCGGATGGCGCGTTCTTCGGAGAACAGCTCCCCCATCTCCTGCCTAAACGCCCCTGCCTCGTCTTTCATGGCTATCAGATTGCTCTGGCGCTGGGCAAACGCCCGCGCCTCGGCTCTCTGACCTTTGTTCAGCAAGCCTTCGTAAGTGTTTGAGGCCTGCACAATATCATCCATGCGTTCGTAAGCGCGGTCAATCAAGAACCGGCCTTCGGCTGAGTGGAACAAGCCGCCAACAAACGGCTGCTTGCTTGCGGGGGTAGATGCCTTCTCGCCCCCCGCTCCCGTTGCAAACACAGGGTCAAGCATGTGCAACGCGGAAATCCCCAGCATGCTGGTGTAGCTCTTTACAAAGTGCTCCAGCATCAGCGGCGACACACCCACAACCCCAGTAAACGACCCCAAAGCCTTGGCCACCTCGGTAGTGCCTGGACGATAGCGCTCCGCTGGCGCAAGCATCTTCTCGCGTTGGCTCTCTATTGGCCCAAACGCGGTCTGTCCGTAGAAAGCCTCCAACCAAGGCTTTGCGCCCACAGGCACGACTCCAGGCGCGGACTGCCACAACAGTTTGCCGATACCCTTGATCGCTTCCGATGCCTTTGTGTCGCGGATGGCTACGTCCACTATGGCTTGGGGAATGGCCATGAACAACACGCCGATCTCATAGGGGATGGGGATTCGCAGCGGGTCTTTTACGCCAGGGATGTACACGAAGAAGTTGCCGTAGCGCTGTTCGGGCGTAGCCAACTTGTAGGCCTCGTCGTCTTGCATCATGATGGCGTAGGCCATAGCGCCAGCCATCAGCATCATCCCACGGGCCTTCAACTTGCGCTGAATCTCCATTTGCTGGGCAAACGGCATCTTGCCGCGCAGGGTGCGGTACAGCACGTCCAGGCCTTGAATCTGGGCGTTGAAGAACGGAACCATCGTAGACAGCATCTGCATGCTGGGCGACAACCCCCTGCGCCCAAAGTTCTGCGACTCCATTGCCACAAACTGCGCCTGGGCCTTAGACAACCCCCGCTTCAAGGCTGACTCATACACCAGCGCCCTGGTGGCAACGTCCGCCTGCAAAGCCGCGCTGTCAATCATCCCCATCATTTTTGTCCACTTGCCTTTGCCAGACTGGATGTCCTGCAAGAACTTCTCCATGTCTTTCTCGTTGCCCGTGTAGACGTTGCTGCTGACAACCAGACCGCGCATGAGTTCGTCCTGGGTCGTGTTCTGCCCATTGCGCATCTTGGCCAACTGCCGAATTGCGTTGAGCACAGGCACGCCGTCAGTACCCGACAGCAAAGCCGCGTTGATAGGGTCTCGAATAATCTGCCGCACGGCGTATGCGGGTGAGCGGGTAATGAACTTGCGCAAGATGTCAGCAGGCACGCCCAGCATTTGCACGAGTTGCGGCAGCGTAGTCTTGATGCCCTCCATGCCCTTGACAATTAAGTGCGCTGGAATACCAAACGTATCCGAGTCAATCGTTGCAAAGTATGGCTTGCCCTTGACTTTGAAGTGCACAGTGTCGGCGTTGGCGGGGCCTTGACCGGGGCCGTACTTGGACGCAAACCCCGCCTTGTACATGGCGTTGGATGTTTCGTATGCTGCCTTATTGTCCAGGGCAGCGCGGGTCAGCATATACGTGTTCTGCACAGCACTGGTAAGGATCGGCATGATCTTGGTGTTGTCCCCAATCATGCGTTGCAAATCTGGGTTGTCCTTGATGTTGCCAATCCTGATGGGGCGCTCGTCTTCTACGAACAGTTTGACCACGCCATCTTCAACGCGGTAGTACGGAGCGTAGGGCACGCGCTTCAACCGGGTAGCTTCTTCGGGGGTCAGGAAGTCGCATTGCGCCGCAAAGTCCAAAAGACCTGCGTTGTACTGGCGGTACTCCGCTGCTGCCGCATCCATATACTGTTTGACTTTGGGGTTGGCGTTCAGATACGCCTTGTCCGCATCGTACTCAGCCTTGGCAGCTTTAGCGTCGCCAGTGTTCAAACGAATCCAGCCATTGGGTATAGCTTCGGCTCTTGCACCTGCGCTCAGCACTGTGAACATGCGCTCAATGTCGTCCGCACTGCGCCCGCTGGCTTTGGTGGCTTGCTCCAGGTGTTCGCTCACACGAAGCAGGTTGGCCCCCTCAACAGACTCATAGCGGTACTCTGTCCCGGTGGTGCGCTTGTCGGCCACGATACGAACCGGGCCGCTAGTAACAAACTGCCCCGCCGCCTGGGTCACTTTGTCTGCCATGCGCATGAAGTACTGCGCCTGGAACGCTTCAACAGAAGTCAGTTTGTCTGCGCCTTCTGCGGCCACAATGGCCGCGTCCGCTGCGGCAAGCCTGTCAACAAGCTGTACCCGACCAGCCAGCCCGTAGAAATTGCCTTTGATTTTGGCCGTGGTTGTTGGCTCATAGCCAACAATGGTGGAGGTGGGCCGTGCAGCCGCAGCGCTTCTGCCAACGCCTTGGATTGAACGCGACGGCATGTAGATGGTTTCAATCAACTCTTGCGCCCGCGTCGTCATCAACTCTTGCGTATCAAAGCCAATCAAATTCAAGAAACGCCGTATTGCACGCACCAGCATGTTGCCACGGAACCAAGGCTTTTGCTCCATCTTTGTGCGCAGGTCGTCGTTGGACTGCGCTTCCGACACAAACTCTTTCAGGTCTGCGGTTGCATACTCGCCTTCAAACTTTTTATCGCCTTTGATGGCCTTGAGCATGGCCTCCAGTTCGCGCTTGGCTTGGCGCTGCAAGGGCGTCAGGTCTTTCTCCGGCATTTCGATCACGCGCATGGTGGCGGCGTGGGTAACTTCGTGCACAAGGTCTTCTTGTGTCATGCCTGCCTGGGTCAACAGCACCGTGTTAGTAGCCGGGTCATACGCCGCAGGGTATTGCTTGCCGTCAATGGTGATGCTGCTGACAACCTGAACTTTGGTCTGTCGAACAAACTGCGCCACTTTGGCTGCGTTCTCACGCAACAGCGGCGTTGCGCCGTTCTTGGCCACATCGTTTAGCGCGTAGATCAAACTGCCATCGTTGATTTCTTCAATGGCGCGGTCAGACAACTGCGTACCCAACGCAGTCTTGTACTGGGTAGGAGCCACATCGCCTTCGTCAAAGTAGAAATCGCCTACAGCTTTTTGGGAACGCGTAACTGGCGCGTTTTTATCAACGTCCTCTTCAACGGCGCTGTCGGCCTCTTGCTCCGCCGTTGCGCCTGTGCGGCGTTTTTGTTTGCTGGCTTGCTCCGCTTCCCGCATGCGGGAGATGCGTTTTTCCAGCATCTCTATGGTGTTGCTTGCCTGATCTAAAGCATCTTGCGCCACCATCACAGCGGGGCTATCCTTAACCCCGCTTTTCTCCGCAGCGGTTTCTGCTGCGTTAAGTTCGGTGCGGGCTTTATTCAAATCGGCAGTTGCTTGGCGCAAGTTTTCGCGTTGTGCAATCAGCGCCATGGACTCGTCGCTGCCAATCAAACGCTTGCCTTCTGCAAGCCGTTCCGCAATCTGCTCTTTGGTGAGCCCCTCAGTTTGCAGCGCGTACTGCGCTTGTAACTCGGCTTTGCGGTCGCCTTCTGCGGCTCTCACTTGCTTGTTCAGCGTAGCCAAACTGATTGCATTGGCCGCTTCAGGAGACAGGTCATAGCTGCGCAGTCGAACAGCTCCAGCCTGCCTTGGCGGATTCTGGCTTCCCTGCTTAACATCCAGCCCAGAACCTGTGAGCATCTGTCCTGGGGGCCTTTGGGCTTGGCGAACAAGCGGCCCCACTTTGCGTGCGCCAAGCCGCGTGCCTGCAACGACAGGTTGCGTGCCGGGCGTTCCAACCGCCGCCGCTTCTCCCACCGCAGTTGTAACGCGCTCCCCAGCAGGAAGTGCCTGGGCCAGTTCTTTCTCGTAGCGTTGAACATCGGCAGTTGCTTTTTGTACTGCGGCAACGTCATTTTTGGCAACGGCTTTTTCCAACGCCGCTTGCGACAAACCAAGCATGCGCTTGGCGTTGTTTTGCACGGCCTGTGCCAACTGCCCGGTGGTGTCCACTTCGATACGCGTGCCGGGCAGCGCGGCCAATTCGGCTGACGGGGCTTTTAAGAGTTGCTCTAAACGATCTTGACGTTCGTCGTCGGCTTTTTGTTCGGCAGTCCGATTGTCTGGCGCCGGGGTAGCGCGTTCTTTGGCCCTTGCTTTTTCCAAGTTGGCTTGGGATTTGGCCAGCCGCTCTTGCAGTTGTGCCAACACAGCGGCATTTGATTCGTTGCGTTTTGCAACCGCTGCCAACGCAGGGTCTTTTGCTTGGCGCTCAGTTTCCGCCTGTAACGCAGCCACGGCATCTGCGTACTGCTGTCGCACCCCTTTGCCCATCTCGTACTGAAACATGAGCAAATCACGACGCGCCACTTTGTACAGCGCCACTGCTTTGGTGTGCGCAGCATCCACAGGCGTAGCTTTTTCGATAAGCTCAGCAAGTTTTGCCTCAACAACCACTGGGGCTTTTCTTGCGGTTTCGCCGTCAACCGTTGTTTCGTTTTTGGCAACCGTTTCAAACTCAGCTTTGATTTTGTCAAGGGACTTGCGCAACTCTGTAAGCTGGGAATCAACACGGTTTACCGCCAACTCATAGTCTTTGGCGGTTCTAGCCAGGGCAGCAGGTGTGTCTGCGCCCTTTGTCTGAATGAGTTTGGCCGTTGCTTCTGCTGCCTCTGCGCCCGAAAGCTGCTGCTCGGTTAATTTACCGCCGCGATAAACGTACTCGCCCAGTTCGGCTTGCAGTCGTTCCATCTCCAGCATAACGTCAACGGTCTTTTCGGGAGCAAATGTGCCGTTGGCCGCAGGGTCTAACGCTTTGACGGCGCTACTGAGCATGTCCAGTTTCTTTTGGGACTCAACAATAACGTTTGGAATAGAAGGCGTGCGTTTTATAGAGTCCGCCAATTGTTGCGCCAGTCGATTGCGCTCTCTTACAGCGGGATTGTCTTTGTCCGTATCCCCCGCAGCCGCTTTTTGTGCACGGGCAAGCTGCTGCCGCAACTCATCAATGTCGTCAGCAACGGTAACATTTGTGGGTTTGGCTAACCGATCAGCCGCTTTGACCAAGTTTGCTGCACGGGCCATTTCTGCCGCAGCTTTGGCAACTTCCGAAGGCTTGGCTTCTTTTGTTTTGGGGACAGACTCGATTCCCCAACTTGCTTTTTTCGTGGGCTTTGTGCGTAACTTACCCGCAGCAGTGCGATACCCTGCGCCTGCCATCAAACGACCCGCTTCGCGCTGTCCAGGGGTTGCGCCAGTAATAACGTCTTGTTGTTGCTCGTATGCTCGTTGGCGCTTTTCCAACACATCCAGCTTTTCTTTAGCGCGGGTCTGTTCTTCCTGTGCTTTTTCCAGACGCACTTGCAGTTCTTTGGGGATGTTGCCCGTGGTCTTTTTAGCTGCCTGGGCCATGTTGGCCATGTTGAGCAGCTTTTTAACCTGTGCTGGAATTGCTTCGTAATAAGCCCGTTGACGATCGTTTGTGTAGGGTGCAGCCGCTTGTTTAAACCCTGCTGTAGCGCCGCCAAAAACCTGCGTTTTGTTTTCGTAAGTGGTTTGTAGCTTTGTGGCCAAGTCACGCAGCGCTTTACCACCGTCGCTGTCAGTGGCAGACAGCGCTTTGCGCAAACTCTCAATCAGGTTCTGCGTATCCACGTACTTGGTACGGGCTGCGTCCAACTCATCTTTTGGAACTTCTTGCTTGACTTTAACGTACTGCGCCAAGCCAAACTGCGGCAGTGTTCTCTGGTCAGGAACATCCGTGCCCGTGGTGTTCAGCGCATCATCGCGCTTTGCTCGGTTAGACCAGTAAAGATTCTGCAACTGGTCGTCGGTCATTAAAGACCCTTGCTTGCGCAAACGGTCAATGAACTGCTCCAATGTGGGCACGGACTCCTCGGTAGCATCCGCCACTCGCTCGGCCTCGCGTGCTTGCGCAAACGCGGCGTAGCGCTCATTCACACGCCCCTCGGTGCGGCCAAGTTGTTCAGCCAGGTCGTCTATCTGCTTGTCCAGTTCTTTAAGCCGCCCGGTTGGCAACTTAGAAAATTTATCCAGCAGTTCTTGCAACTGCGGGGTGCTGGCCGTTTGGTTTCTGCGGTTTTGTTCTGCAACCAACGCATCGCGCTCGTCCATCAACCGTTGCAAACGCTTTTCTTGTGGGCCTAATTCTTTTCGCGCTTCTTCCAACGGGCCAAACAAATCCCCAGTAGTGGGTTCTTGTTCTTTGGCTTTGTACGCGGGTTGTTCCAACGACACCAAGCGGTCGTAGGCTTTGCGCAAATTGTCGTTTTCTTTTTGAAGAAAGCTGCGTTGCTCTTTGAGCGCATTCAGTGCGTTGAGTTTTTCGCCTTTGGGTTTGCCCGCCCGTTTGATTTGGTCGTTAAGTGACGCGAGCAACCGTTCGTTATCCCGCAGTTCTTGAGCGAGTCTTTGTGCCGACTCAATGGGAAGCTCTTTAGCTTTCTGCGCTTTTTGAAGTGTGGATTTGGGCGCCGCAATGCTTCTACGTTCGCCGTCAACAGTTTCAAAACTTACTGTTCTGGTTTTGCCTTCTTCGGTCTTCAGTGCACCCGGCAATAAACGATCCAACAAGTCGGCAACGCGCTCGTCAGTTAAATCTTCCAGAGATTGTTCGGGAGCAGCACGGCGGCGCTTCTCACCAATGGCTATGCGCTTTTCTACATCTGCCAACGATTCCCTGGCCGTCTCCAACTCTTTGGCTACGTCAGACTTAACGCGCATCCCCGGCGCGGCTTCGGGTGTGCTCTCTTCAATGAGCTTTGCAATCTCTGGCTCAGTCAGTCCTGCCGTCAGAATGTCGTACAGCTTCTTAATCTTGGCTTTCTTCTGCCCTTTGGCCGCGTCCAGTTGCTCTTGAATTTTGAGCAACGACTGGCCGTACACATTTTGTGGAAATTCTTTTTTGGGTACCGCGCCAGCAGGCGTGGGGGGTGTTATTCCCAGTGCCCGGTTCTTGATAGCTCCAAGGTTGCTTAAAAACGCTTTGTCGTCGGCAACAATTGACAGATCAACAGGCGCTTGTTCAAGCTCCGCTTCAAGTTCTCTGACACGTTTGCTGAGTTCGCGGTACTGCTTGTCCCTGTCATCCTGGTAGCGCAAGTTGTCAGGTTCTTTTTCAAGCTTGGCCCAGTCTTGCTCTTTTTTTGCAAAACTATCACGCAGCTTCTTTGCTTCTTCTAAGCGCAACTGTGCCAGTGCTTGCTGCGCAGGGCTTTGCCCACGCCGTTGTGTCATGCGTTCAAACGCTTGCAGCTCGGCTTCTACTTTTTTGCGGCCAGCAGCAGATTGCTCACGCCCCTGCGCCATGGCTTCAGCAAGTGCTTTGTCCACGGTAATTTCAGGATACTCAAAGCCAAACAAATCTGCTTGCTCGGGCTTGTATGAAACTTCACCTGCCTCAGTGACACGCTGCTTTTTAGCACCCTCAGTAAACAACTCAGGGCCAATACGCGATTCAAGGTCTCTTATCTGCGGGGCCAGCTTCAGCACGCGTTCAGCGTCCCCCAACTGGCGGGCAGCATCGAGGTCTGCTGTCAGCTTTTTAAGTTTGGCTTTGTCTTTATCCAGTCCCGCAGGAGCAGCTTCCACAAACGGCTCATAGGCTTGCAGTTGTTCCAACGCCGCCTTGTGCTGCATTACCGTGTTGGCATGGCGCTCAACGTCTTGTGTGCTGGTCGCGTTGACCATCTTGTCTTGCGCGTCTTTTAAGAAACGCTCAAGCCCTGTCTGGGCGCTGGTCAAATCCGCACGGCTGGGGAGCAACGGAGCCAAAGATTCCTGCAATTGATTACGCTGGTTGCCAAGTTCTGCAACTTGCTGCATGTTGCCTGTTTTTTGTGCAGCAGCAATCTGGGTGTCCAAAGCCTGGATGCGCGGCGCTAAAGCCTGAATCTGGGCCAAAGGCGACCGGTCTTTGACTTCGGGAGCTTCAAATAACTGGGCCTGGGCACCCTTGGTTTGCATGCCCTCACGGGTTTGCTGTTCAAGCTGGCGCTGCTCTTGCCGCGCTTGTAAGCGCTCACGTACTCCAGGCTGGCGGTACTCATCCACCAGTGCGCGGGTTTCATCAGAGTTGACCAGTTCTTTGCGTGCGGTACGCGCTTCTTCGTTGTCGGCCTGGGCAACCAGATCGCCTTTGGCTGGCTTGACTTTGAGCTTGTCGTCCAGCGTTTTCATCTGCGCAATGAATGTGCCGTAGCGCTGCTCAAGGGTGTCCAGGTACTCGTCAGTTTTGCGGTACTCCGTTTGTTCGGCTTCTTGCTGCGCTTTGACCTGCTCTTGCTGGGCCACGGCAGCGGCTTCTTCTGTGCGTTGGCGCTCGGCCACGATGTCTTTGGCCGCACCCTTCTCGTACAACCGCCCTGCGGCACCAAACGGGGCCAGTTTGGAGACCTGGAACGCCGTCTGCCCATACTCAGTCAGTGCGTCTTGGTCAACCAAAGACAGCCCGGCCTGAGCGCGTTCGATCATTTGCTGCGCAACTTCGGTCGGGATTTCCGCCAATGCACCAACTGCGGTGCCCTTGGCCAAACTCTTGACCAAACTTTCTTTGGCCAAGTTTTCCGCGCCTTTTTCTGCGCCTTTGGCCAGCATGCGCTCGACGTTTTTGCCAAATACTGCACCTGCCAACGACCGTCCCAAGGGGATGAAGGTGGCGGCTACATCCAACGCAGCGGCGGGGACTGCGGACAACGCCGCAGTTAAGCGGTTGACATCCACAGGTTCGCCACGGGCTTTTTGTTCTTCGGCTTGGCGCTCTAAGAAACCGCCGTACATCTGGGTAAAAGACGGGGCGACGGCACCAGTAATTGCTCCGGGTAGACCGCCAAATGCGCCGCCCACACGCGCTGCCCCAATGGTTGCTGCCATCTGGGGGGTTTGCTCTGCCAATGCAGCAGGGACTTGGCTGATGTATTCGCCAATCGCGGGGAAGATACCGCGCTCTTCATACGCCTTCTTGACCTGTTCAAACCCAGGCTGCTCGGCGTACTTCTCACCCAGTTTTTCTCTGCGGCCAAGCCCCGCCTCAACGGCAGCGTTACCGCCAAGCAAAGACTCAAGGCCTGTGCGTACCGAGGAGATGGGGGCTTCGACCCCCATGCCTAAAGCGCCAGCAATACCACCAATGGGTGTTTGACGGGGGCCAGTCTTTAACCCCAGCTTGGCATCAAACTCTTTGCGAGAGATGTCGGAATAGAATTTTCCATATAGCGCATCCGCAAGCGCCGCATCAGACAGATCAGAGTACTGTGGATACTGCTCACGAATTTCAGCTAGTGTGGCCATTGCTATCTAATTCCCAAAGGATCGGCCCCGCCTCCGGGAGCACGCCCTGATTGTGCCATACCTGGGTTGGCTGCGGTGTAAACGCGGATCAACTCACGCCGTTTTTCTTGGTACTTCTCGTCATCTGGCGTATATCGGTTGTCTTTGGCCCATTTTGCTAGCGCGTCGTCAATTGCTTTTTGCGTGGCCAAGTTAAGCTGTCCTTGACGCAGTGCGTTTGTGGTTTCTCGATCAGTTGCAGCCCTTATGTTTGCTACGGCCTTTGCGCCCTCAACCTGCGTCTGTGCCGCGGCCAAGCCGTACTGGCCCGAAAGATCGGTGGTTTGCATCCTGCCAGCGGCTTCGGCAACCGTCCGTTGGTTGGCATATGCGTTATTGGTCATACTGTTCCACGCGTTGGCGCGCATCTCGGCACCTTTCATGCCCAACGATTGCAGTCCCGACATGGCAAAGCGTTTTGAATCAGACATGCTTTTTGCTGCACTGTCCTCAAAGCGGTTCATTGTGTCAATCTTGCCTTCTGCCTGTGCTTGGCGGGCGTTTTCAATATCACCAAACGCTTTGTCACGCTCACGCGCAGAACGCTTAATGTCCTTGATACCCTCGTTGTATGTCTTGACGCCTTCTTTTGCACGGCCCAAGTTAACAAACGCGTTGGGGGATTCGCCACTGAGCACGGCCAAGCCAGCTTCCAAAAAGCTCATGCCCGTCAGTTTTTCTTTGTCGCCTTCGGCTTCTTTCTCTTGGGCTTTGAGTCGTCCCTCATAATCTTTGTACCGCTCGGGCATATCCTTCAAAGATTTTTCAAGTTTGCCGCGTCGTTCGGCAATGGCCGCAGCTTCTTCGTTTGTGAAGTCTTTAAGTTGTTGCTCGTACTTTTCTTCATCCAAGAACTGCGCCGCAATACCCTGCGCCTGCCGTGCTGTGGGCATGTTGGTGTTTAGTGCTTTTATTTCTGGCGCAAGTTCGGGAACACGCGGTTTCTGTATAGAAGGAAATCCTTGTCCGCCAGCAGCAGGATTTATCCCCTGACCGCCACCGGGTTTTATCCCTTGACCACTAGGAGCAGGAGCAGGAGCAGGAGCAGGAGCAGGAGCAGGAGCAGGAGCAGGAGCAGGAGCAGGAGCAGGAGCAGCGGATTGTTGAACACGCGCCGCGTCTTCTTGTTTCATTCTTTGTGCAATATCGGGTGCGGCAGTTTCAAGAAACTTGATTTGGGCCGCTCTCTCCGCAGCTTTTCTACGCGCAAGAATTTCTTCAACTCGTGCTTGGTCATAGGCCAAAGATTCCGGGTTTACACCAAAAAGTCCGCTGGGGTCAACCATACCGTGTGAGTACCCCTGCGGCTGGCCCCCAACTTGGAACCGAGGAACTTCTCCGCCTTCTTCAAACGCAACGATGCCGCCCTCGGCCATGCGCTGCATGTTGGGCGCTGGGAGTTGGCCAATACCGACGTTTTCGGGAAGCTGCTGGGGCGGCATGCCTTGTGGGGGCATAGCTGGTGCGCCCATCTGTGCCAACTCTTGGTCAACCACTTTGGGTTGCGGCTTCTGTTCCATCTGCGCACCTTGACGCATCTGCTTACGGCGGTTGGACTCGGACAGCGCCAATGACAACGTGTATGGGTCGGTCTTGTGCATGGCTGCGTACTGTTGCAACGCTTGGTCGGACATCCGCGCCATCTGGGCGGTAATTTGGTTGACGTTAATCATGAATGTTCCTTACGCCATTTTGGAGAGTGCCAGCTCAGCCAGACCTGCCGGGCGCTTGTCGGCTTTAACTTTGCCGCCCTTTTTCATACCTGCCATTCTGGCCATACCGTAGCCCGCCATGCCCAGACCTGCTAACTGCGACACGTTGCTGGGGGCCGCTTGGTACATGTTGGTGCTGGTGGACTGCATCGGGAGGCCGCGCAGCATGTTGCTCATAAAGGCCAACTGCTGCTGAGGGTACTGCTGCGCCATGGCGTAGTTCTGAATCTGCTGGTTCAAGATGGCTTGCTGCTGAGCCTGCTGCTGAGCGCCCAACTGATTTTGCAAATTGATGTTGCCAACCTGTTGGCCGTACTGCGTCTGGCCCAACTGGCCCAACTGACCAGCGGCTTGCAGCCCTGTTTGCAACCCTTGCATGCCGTAGCCTGCGCCAAACTGGCGAGACTGCTCCCCGGCTTGCTGCCCAGCCAAACCGTACTGTGCTTTTAGTTGCGCAGCATTCATGCCTTGGCCCGCGCCAAACTGTCGGGACTGTTCACGCATCTGTTGCGCGTTCATGCCTTGCTGCTGGTTGGCCAGTTGTGCCTGGAGGTTTTGCCCAGAACCAAGCCCTTGGGTTTGCAGACGTGAAGCCAGATTTTGCTGGCCGACATTGAACCCCATGCCTTGATTGGCCAACTGCGCTTGCAAGTTCTGTCCCGCGCCCAATTGCTGTATGCCTAGTTGAGCGCCAAGATTTTGCTGACCCACAGTGAGACCTGCGCCTTGGTTGGCCAACTGTGCTTGCAGCCGTGCGTTTTGCTCAGCGTTGAACTGCTGCTGCGCATTTTGGAACGCGGCGTTCTGCCCTTGTGCTTGGATGTCGCCTTTCTGGGTGGCCAAGTTACGAGCGGCTTCAGCTTCCATCAACCCTGCACGGGAGCCACCAAATGCGCCAGAACGAACGGCTTGGCCAGCACGCTGGGTGCCTGCAATATCGGCTTGGCGCTGGGCTTCGCGTTGCTGGATGTCCACTACATTTTGCATGTAGGGGTTCATGTATTGGCTGGCAGTTCCCGGCTGGTTAAAGCTGTCCGCGCTGACACGCTCGGCAGGCCCCATCTGGTATTGCTGCAACTGAGGCGCGTTTACATCTGCCGGGCCTTGCATTTGCAGGTCTTGCAACTGGGGGGCACTGACTTGTTGCGCACCAAAGCTCCCTGTTTGGTACTCTTGAGGCGCTTGGAACTGATTATCAAACTGCCCTGCTTGGTAGTTTGCCCCCATGGCGCGCTGTCCGGCCAAGCCTGCCAGACCAGACGCCGTATCCAATTGAGGCGAAGTGCCCATATTGGCCGCGCCCCTGAACGCCTGCTCCTGCATGGGGCTGAACCCTGCAACGTACTTGGACGGGTCTTCGCTGAACGGCGTGTAGCCTTTTAAGCTGCTGGCGTATTTCTGCCCCGTGGTCGGGTCTGTCTCGTAGTTGTACAACTGCTGCTGGGTTGTGCCAAGCATCGTCTCTACATACGGACGCGCATATTCAGGGATGTTTGTGTTGGACACAGTGGTTTGCGTAGGCGGAGGAGCGCCACCACCCCCGCCCATATACAGGCGCGGGCCCATGAAAAAGTCGAGTATGTCGGTAAATTTGAACATCACAATGCCCTCATATTTTTGTTTCAACCACGGTATAACGCCGTGTAAATCCCTGGCTCTCCAAGAGACGCACCATTGCTGGACGCCCTCCGGCTTGGATTTTGGTAGCACCCATGCCGCGCAACACTGCTTTTAACTGGTCCAGTACTGGCTCGTTGACAATCCCGGTACCCCCGGCGCTGGTCACAAACGCCACCCGATCATTGGGGTAGTTTTGAAAAGCAATTGTCATCGCCCCGTTAACTTGACTGTCTTCGTCAGTGGCCACTAACAAAGTCCAGTGCCCCAGCGTGACGTACATCTTGATCTGCTCAAGCGAGTAGTCATCCCCGCCAAACTTTTCTGTTGCAGCGATGAATTTCTCCACCAGCGGCCAAGTCTGGGCAGCGTACTGTTGCGGAACATGCTGGACAGTGAGCGTCATGCTGGCATGTACTTGGTCGGGTTGATCTGCTTGGCTTGCGACTTTTTGCCTGTCCTGGCGGCGCGAACCCTGTCCATCATCTTGTACAACTGCTTGGCCCCAGCGTCCGATGAGCCGTTACCCAAGCCCGACACCACATCGGCGGGAACCACAAACTCGTCGTTGGCCAACCGGGCGGGTTGCTTGCCTGCAATGGTGGCAGGAATGCTGTCACTCATACCGTCGCCTGGGCCTTTGAGCATGCGTCCGCCACGAGCGTAGTCCGCGTAACCGCCCAGATCGGCCAAGCCCCCGCCCGCCATACCGGGCCGGGCAACCATCTTCGTGCCAGCTTCAGCGTCATACCGATCGGGGTCGTAGCTCAAGGGGGGAGTTGCGTACTTATCTTGCTGCTGTCTGTTTAGCAGACGTTCTAAATCAGCACCAAAACCTTTACCAACTGCCCCTAAAAACCCGCCGTCCGCCATGTTGCGGTAGTCTTTGTACACCGGGGTGTAGGGGGTGGGGGGCTTGACTTCAAGCGGCTTGTAGCGGTCTGGGTCGTACTTTAGCTTGTTCAATGGGCCGTCATACGGTTCTTGGCCGGGATAAGGACTCTTGCGGTCTGCCAGCATTGCCGCAGCCGCCAGGGGAATGCCGTATTTTGCTACGGGGTTGAGCCCGCCGTACCAGTTAGCGGCGGAGTTTGCCATGCCTGCAATACCACTAGGAGCGGCGGGAGCCGCCATACTGGGAACCATTGCAGCCTGCTGTCCCACATACGGGGTAGCTATTCCAGACCCAATGGCATCAACACCAGCAGCACCAGCGGCGGGAAGGGCGCTAGCCGCAGCGGCGGGAGCGGCGGGGGCCAAACTTGCAAGTCCCGCCAATTGAGACGCCTCAACTGATCCAGCAGCAGCGGCAGCAGCCTGAGCCGGTGTTAACGCAGAGGCAGCTAAATACGCGCTGTCGGCAGCAAGTGCTCCAGCCGCAGTCCCAGCACCAGCAGCCCCGGCTCCCGCGCCCGCCGTCCCTGCTCCAGCAAGCGTCTCCCCACCAAGAGTTCCGCCAGAAAAGTACAAGGCAGTCGCTGCCGCGATCAACGGTGCGTTCTTAGACAGACCTAAATCTTTGTCAAGGTTGGCAAGGTCTTTGCCGGGGTCGAATCCGCCACCACCGCTCATAGCGCACTCCTGGTTAATTGTTCAAATGGTAGCATGTTAGGCCTTTATTCGCAAAGGGTAGCTGGTGGCTGCGCCGCCTGAAGTGTCGTAGTAAATGTCGCCTGAACGCAGGTTGGCAAAGTCAGCTTGAGTTGGTAAGCTGATGGTGAACTGCCCTGGCGTAGTGGGGCTTGGTTGAGCAAGCGTTAAACCTGATACCACGTTGGCAGTCCCGACCCCCGCAGAACCAAATATTGCAGGAACCGGGGCGTTAATCTGGTTGAAATACAGCCGCAAGATGTTCATAAACTGCTCTTGGTACTGAGCACTGTACTCAGTCGGGGCCGATGGCAAGCGTGGGGGAGCGACGGTTTTAAATCCCATGTTATCTCCTGCCGTCCGGGCGAATGTCAATGCGCGGTGCGCCCAGTTGCCACTGCACCCCCAGGCCGTCCAAGGCCGAGCCAACGGTTCCAGAACTGACCTTGAACGCCATCTGCCGCCCACGAATCCGCACATACACCTGTTGGGTGAACTGTTGCACGTTGTACGTGATCTGGTTCTGGTAGTTCTGGGCGCTGGTCACCCCTGGATTGTTTGAAGGCCCATAAGCCGCGCCGGGGAAAGTCCTGGGTATGGCCGTGAAATACGCAGTTGGTTGGTTCACATTGGACCCATCAAACGTCAGGTCAGGAATCAAGCGCCACACAAAACCAAAGTTGTTGCCCTCTCCGATGTCAAAGTCGGATGACTGCACATTGGCCACAATCGGGACGGGCGGATTAACCGTGCCGTCATCTACACCGTCTTCGTGATAAACCAACAAACCATTGTCACTTCCGCCAGCAGCACCGTAAGTAGCCGCCATGGGAAACGCACGAAGTGAGCTGTCCAACCAAGCGGTTCGTCCTTGATTTACGTTGTTGTAGTTCGACCAGTCGCCGTAGTACCAGACGTTATCCAAGTAGTTGTATATGACGTATCGGTCGATGACGTTGGAATTGGCAGAACAGTACTGCCACCAGACCTCGTTGTAGCCTTCGTTTGTGCCAGACACAAACTGAAACGATTGCGTTTTGTTGATGTCGGTAAACACATACTCGCGCAGCGTAGACGGCAGCGTTTCCACCCGGCCTGAGTACATGTAGAACTTATCCAGCCCCATCCAGTATGTAATGTTGCTGGCTGTCGCTACCACGTTGGGGCCAGCAATGGATATGTTGTCCCCCAGAATTTGGAAGCTCCACACATAGGGCGGGCCAAGATATTGCATAGAGTAAATGGCGGAATCCGTAAACACCAAAATTTCTTGTCGAGCCTGCTGGGCTGTAATGATGGCCGATCCGTGGCTGAGCCTGTAATCCCCGGCTTGGTTGGTAGTGAGCGGAGTCCAAGTCCAGATGCTTTCTTGATCTGACCAACGAATCTGCATTGGGTCAAGCGCAGCAGTGGCGTACACACCAGTCGGGTCATTTGTGCCAAACGCAATTACAAACCGGGATGCGTCTGATACAGCCACAAAATTTACAACGGATGGGCAAGTGGAATCTACTACCAACCCGTTAATAGTCGCCCCCGCCGCAATGACAATACCCCGATCAAAAATAGTTGGGTTTGCATTAACGTCCCAGTAGTAAAGCGGCCCACCCCGAGGGTTGAATACGAGGTTCTCGCCAAAGTTTGACTGGCTCCAAGTGCGCAGTTGCAAGCCAATACCAAAGCCTGCGGGGGCAGCAGAACCCCAGCCTGTAGCCGCGCTTGTCCCGGTCGTAGCGTACTGAGCAACAGCCGCACCGTTTGAATGCGCAGTCACATACCCCGCGTACCCGCGCACGCATCCCGTAAACGAAGTGCCTGTTTTGCCGGAGTAAGAAATGATCTCGCCATCAACGGCAAACACGCCTGTCGCGGTAAAAGTGGCCGCAGAAGTCACGTTGATGGTTGATGTGGCGTATTGAATTACTCCAGTAGAAACGACGTGTGCAGCGGCGGTAGACCCACTTGCTGCACGGGTGCAACCAGTCAAAGTCGTGGCCGTTACGCCTGAATAGGAGATGATCTCGCCGTCAATTAAGACGCTGCCAGACGCAGCAAGAGGGGCGGTGCTGGCAACGCTGATGGTTGTTACTGCGCTGTCGATGGCGGCTGACAGTGTAGTGTTGGCGACAGTGGCCAAAGCGCCGTTCAAAGTGGTTGTGGCTAACGGTCCCGTAGAACCGCCCCAGCCCCCTGCGCCCCAGCCTGCGCCAACGGTGTACACGTCGCCGCCAGTAGAAATTTGATAGGCCGCTACGACTGATGCACCGCCGTTACCTGAGTCGCTGGCGTTTGCTGCAACAGACGTTGTGATGCTGTATGTGCTTGACGAGATGTATGTGATCTGAAACTCAGCGTTGAGAATGGTGGCAGTGATATTGCCGCCAAGGCTTGCGGCCCCGCTAAAAGTTACAAAGTCTCCTGTCTGGCCACCATACCCGGAATCAGTTACTACGACCGTTGTTGAACCGGTGGTAGCGGCAAACGTAGCGCCCCCTGCCGTTGTGGTTTCCCGAAGTGGGGTTACGTCATAGAAATTGCCGTCCGTGCCGTTTTGAATGTAGTACTTGAGGTTGGTGCCCAAGCTCAACAGGTTGTATCCAGACAGTGTGACCCAGTTCCACAGAGCGCGGCACACCCCCCACAACGTGCCAGATGCGGGGTAAATGATACTGGTGGTCACGCCAGAAACGTCAGGAGACAGAGCGCCCTCATCTTTTACCCAGCCGCCAATCTTTTCGGGTAGACCAGAACGAAAGCGCACCTTGTTGGTTTGATACCAGCCGCCTTCATTGCCGTAGTTGGTGCTCTCTCGGTTTGTGCCGGGTCTGAATGCAAGTTTCTGTAAGGGCATTTCGATTCCTATGACAAGAACATGGCGCGTTCGTCAATCCGACGGTTTTGCAGCCCTTTGAGTATTTTCCCACCAGCCATGCAATACTTCAAGAGTTCTTCCGCAGCACCCGCTTTATCGCCCCGAAGCAGCTTTTGACGAAGCGTTGAACGCTGGAGTGTTCCAAGACCGACATTAAAACTAAAGCTAACAAGGCTATCATACATGCCTTGTGTAAGGGGAACGGGGCAGAACTGAGCCACTCCACGCTCAAACCTTGCAAGATCGCTTCTGAGAATCCCATCTACTTCATCCTTTGAAAATGTGCGGCTATCTTCTGGGCGAAGCGGGTAAGCTCCTCTTTGATCCATTGGTATCTTAGCTTGGTCTGGGTAAAGTACATGTCCGACTCCTATTGTCCAAAGCAGGGCTGGGCACCGATACGGCTTGTATCGAATGCCCTCGTGGTGGCAGATGACCTTGATGGCCTCTGGGCTGAGATTCATTTCTTGAACGCCTGACCGCCAAACCAGAACGACACGATACAAGCCCAGATGATCTGGGTCTCATCGTCCCACAGGCTGTCCAACGCCACGGTGAATTCAACGTTTGTGTGCCATGCGTAGTAGAAGCCAAAGATTTCCACAAACATAAACATGGCAAACATGCCGTAGGTGATGACGCTGCGGGTGGCGGCACGCATGTTGATGACCCAGGTACTTGCACCTTGCCCAAGGGCTATATCGTGCGCATACAGGGCTTGGCGCTCCTGCATTGCCGTCTGGGCGTTGGTGACCTCTGCGTTGATCTGAATTTGCTCAGTCTGGATGTGTTCAATCCGTTCCTGCGCCTCCAGGCCAGCTTTCTTCAAAGTCAGTTCCCGTTCGGTCTGCATGGCGGCAAGTGCCAACTCATGCTTTTTGTCGGCCCGGTCTTGAAAGAATTCCAGAATCTTGGGCAAACCGCCCATGAGGAAGCTGATGAGGGATGAGAATAAAGTGAGCATTGTTTAACCTTTCAAATCAAAACTTAAATTGGGGTGGCGTGGATACTGCACAACGCGCTCCCCTTCAGGACACTTGTATTTGATGGTCGCCAGCAAGGTTGCCTTGCCGCTGGCAATCTTCTCTTTTTGCACCATCGTCAACTGGTACGTAAATGTATCAATCTCTGGGCCTGCTGGGCCGCTGAATCTGCTTGCGGTGGTGGTCGCTTCATGCACCATACCCGATGCGTCCCGAATGCTTGGGGTAAAACTTTCAACGGAGCAGTCATCGCGCTTCTTAATCCGTGCGACAGTTACGTTTATTGGCTGTCCAGCCTCTGCCACGATCTTGAAGTTCTCAGGCGACCACTCAATGATTGCGCGGTCAAACCAGCCAAACTTGTCGGCCAGCGTGTAACTGCCACCCAGTGCGGCAACGCTTGCGGCAACTGCTCCAATGGCCTTGGTAAGGTCAATCATTTTTCTTCCTTCTTTTGAGCTTCTTCAATCTGCTTGCGCAGTTTTTCCGTTTTTTCCATTTGTGCTCGGGCCTCCCGTTTCACCACCATCGTATCCACATACAGCATCCCAACCAAGGGGATGACCAGCACAAAGACCAACGCAAACAGGACTAAGACAAAAAGGTATCCAAACGACCCCGATGATGAAGACTGATTATCCACAGTAGGCATATCAGGTATCCGATTACGAAAACCACCACCGCCGTTTCCAAAACCCTGTCCAGAATCAGATTTTTTAACCTTTGTCGCTGCCATGCTTTCACCCGCTTTTCGTGCAACTCCCGTGCCGCTTGCTCCGATTTCTGGTCCAACAGCTTTTGATACTCTTCAACGATCTCCCGCCAAAGATCAGGTTGACCCATCTCCCAGCGCACCATTCTCTCAAGATCGGCATAAAACTGCTTGGTCTGCCGCAGATACATCACATTGTCGATGGCTTGTGTGGCAAGGTCGTCTTTAATCCCCTTCTTCTGATTCTCTTCACGTTGGTACTGCGCCTTCTCGTGGCTGGCCTCCAACTCCGCGTGTCCTTTGAAAAACTTTGAGAGCGCTCCGCTGACTTCCCCTGTGATCTTTGTCAGATCGTTGCCTGTTTTCTTCAGGTCTTGATAGACGGCAATGCACCCCTTTATGCCTTCATAGGCTCCCTTGCAGAGTGCGAATGCCGTGATCGGGTCAATTTGTTACTCGTACAAAATGTTGATTGAACCCGCGTCAAAAGCGTCTGTGCCATTGCTGGTGGTGAGACGCACGCGATCAAGAGTACCTGACAGCGTGACATCTCCTCCAACATACGACACAGAAGCAATGCCATTCTTAAACGACCCGGACGCAACCCAAACATTTGACCCGAGGCTCGTTAGTATGACTGCACCTGACGTTGTAGAACCCGAAGACCCTGCGCCCCCGATTCCAAACCCAGACGCATCATTTCCAGTACCTGCTGTCACTCCGTTTATCACCCCAAAACTAGATGTATAGCCAGTCGTCTGAACAGACCCCGCGCCAATTTGAAGCCTTAAATTTGCCGACCCATTTGTGCTTACGCCGTTAAACATCGCAGTGACCCGCAGCACCCCTGAAGGAATGCCCGTAAAGTCAATTGACGTACCGCTGGTAGAGTTTTGTGCTGTTGCTGACCTGATTAGTGCCGAACTTGCTTGAGTGGCAAGCGTTGCAAGCGTTGCGGTAGTAGCCAAGGTAGCCAGAGTAGCCGTAGTGGCCAGCGTAGCCAGAGTGGCCGTAGTGGCCAAAGTGGCCAAAGTTGCGGTTGTAGCAAACCCGGCTGATCCCGCCGAAGTAGCAAGCCCCGCGCTGGTGGCGGTATCTGCGTTGGTAGCAAACCCCGCACTGGTCGCCAGAGTGGCCAGAGTGGCCGTGGTGGCAAGAGTAGCCAGAGTAGCCGTAGTGGCAAGAGTGGCCAGAGTAGCCGTGGTGGCAAGAGTAGCCAGAGTAGCCAAAGAGGCATTGGTGGCAGACCCCGCAGCGATGCTTGACTGATTAAGCCATGTCGGAGCCGCAGCGCCATTGGACTGCAACACTTGGCCCAAAGTGCCCGCCGAAGAATATGCGTGCGCAGTGCCTGTGCCATACCCAACCCCACCGTTTGTTGGCGTTGCCGTTGAGTTTGTACCGCCATTTGCAATTGGTAAAGTGCCCGACACTTCCGTCCCCAAAGCCACGGACCCCCATGTAGGGGCACCAGAAGCGTTGCCGTGCAAAACTTGGGAGGAAGTACCCGCCAGCGTGGTGGCCATAGCGGTGGTGGTTGAGCCGTAGATAACACCGTATTGGGTCAGGGCAGTTGTCTGTCCAGTACCGCCGTTGGAAACGGGCAAAGTGCCGCTCACATGGGTAGCCAAACCAACCTTACCCCAACTTGGTGCGGTTGCCACACCACCAGAAATTAACGCATTGCCCACGGCTATGTCGGCAAGCTTTGCCAAGGTAGTGGTAGTGTCTGCGTAAAGCAAATCGCCAACAGCGTAAGCGGATTGCCCCGTTCCTCCATTGACAGCAGGGAGCACGCCAGCAAAACTTGCCGACTGGAGATCGTAAAAACTGGTTGCGTCCGACCAGACCAACACCTTAGTGTTTGCCGCAATTGTCAATGCCACGTTGCCTGCTTTTGCTGTTGTGGAACCAATGACATCACTTACTCGCAAGGACATTGCAAAATTGGAAGCGTTCCAAATGATGTAGACCTTGGAGACGGGCGGGGCATAAACGGTGAAAGCTGCGCCTGTTGACGTGGTGAACTGCAACAGTGCGTACACCGCTTGATTATTTGCCGCCGTAGACGCGGGGCCATTGGTGTATGACAGTGCGTATGGGCTGCTCGATATGGCTACCGTCTGGTACCCAGTAACCGCAGACTCTAGGATATAAGCCAGATTATTATTGGTTGTGTCTCCCCAAACACCTGCTTGGGTGCCGTTGGTGGGCAGTTCAATTCGAAGATTTGATGAATACGTGCTCATGGTGTATTTCCTTTAAACGGCAGTTTAGGGGCTCAAAGCCCGCAACTCAGCAAGGGTGGCGCAGTTATCGGCCAGAAGAGGGAGGTCGCGCAGTCTTTGTTTTTCGGCCACGATTGCAGCAGTATCCGCGCCAGATTCTAGTGCCCGCTGAAACGCCACATCCTGCGTCTCAAGCAAAGCGGTTCTTTCATATCGAAGGCGGTCTTTGGTGAGCAGCTTTGCTTTGTTGAAGTTCACTGTCACAACGCCATCAATGTGCTCCCATGCGTTAAAAAAATCGTTGTCGTCATTGGGAAGCGTATCCCCGTCAACAATAAAACTCTGTACGCCAGCGGGAATGTCTTTGGCTTGTACTTGTTCAATTGGAATGTCCCCTGTAGGAACACAAACGGACACACCGCCCTGCGCATTGGTATAGATAATTACATTTGCCATTTTGAATACACCACTGGTTGTCGGTTATCTGAAACAAGCTACGTTCATACGAGCGCTGTTAAATAAACCCGCGCCCCCTACACTCAGCATCTGTACCGCAGACGCCGTTTGCGTGCCCCCTGCTGCAACCCAGGTATAGCTGTTGTTAAAAGTCGTATTTTCGCCAGTAATCACACACGCATAGTTTGCGTCCGCCAATGCGCTAGAAAAATTAACTGTGTAATCACCTGTGCCATTGCGCGTCACACTGCTTACGTTAAATTGTGCGCGGATGGTTCCAGGTGATGTGGTGCCGTTAAAGTTAACCCATGCTTTAGCTGCGTTGGTTGCAGTCGTGGCCAAGGTTGCCAAGGTTGCGTTGGTGGCTGAAGACGCAAAGGTTGCGTTGGTGGCTGAACTTGCTGATGAAGCAAAAGTTGCGTTGGTGGCTGAAGACGCAAAGGTTGCGTTGGTGGCTGAAGACGCAAAGGTTGCGTTGGTGGCAAAACCTGCGTTGGTGGCGGAAGCAGCCGAGCCTGAAATGCTGATACCCCAAGTGCCAGAGTTGTAAACAACTTGGTTTCCGCCAACTACATACAGGTTGCCAGCAAAATACCCGCGACCATTGTCGGAGTCCAAGAACCATCGTGCCGTGCCGCCGGATGCGCCATACAGACCCCAAAGATCAGATGGCGCTCCTGCGGGGTTTCCAACTGCGCGCCCCGAACCGGTATAGGTATACCCAATGCCATACATATTTCCAAGAGTTGTCGTGCCTGGGACGTAAGCGCCGCCAATTGAATAAATTGCTCCAGAGGTTGAGACGGTTTCAATGCCAGAACTGTATTGCCCGTTCAAATACCCCGCGCCTGCGGCGGAACGATAGATTGGGCTGCTTGTGTTTAAGTATGTTGCGTTTGTTGCGTTGGTTGAAGTGGTTGCAAAAGTTGCATTGGTGGCAAACCCTGCGTTGGTGGCTGCGCTGGCATTGGTAGCGGACGAAGCAAAAGTTGCGTTGGTGGCTGATGAAGCAAAAGTTGCATTGGTGGCTGAAGATGCGCTGTCGGCAACGCGTGCAGAGTCCACACGAATCCCATATGTATTAGCGCCGTTCCACCCCATTAAAGTGGGATGAGTGCCTGACCAAGGATAAGTGGCGTTAGTGTTACTTACCGCCGTACCGCTCGGACTTGTGCTGTTGGAAGCGTCAAAGATAACGTGGTTATTTCCGTAGTTCTTCCACGCCAACTGACCGACAACCGCTGAGACTGTTCCGTTTGTGGCCCAGTTACTTTGGGTTGATGTTAGGTTTGTTGCGTTAGTGGCAAAGCCTGCGTTGGTGGCTGCGCTGGCGTTGGTGGCTGAACCTGCCGATGTGGCAAAAGTTGCGTTGGTAGCCGCGCCTGCGTTGGTAGCCGATCCTGCACTGGTAGCAAAAGTGGCGTTGGTGGCAAAACCTGCATTGGTGGCTGCGCCTGCATTGGTGGCCGTAGTGGCCAGGGTAGCAAGCGTCGCCAGAGTCGCAAGCGTAGCCGTAGTGGCCAATGTCGCGTTGGTAGCAGAGCTTGCGAAAGTTGCATTGGTTGCGGACGAAGCAAAAGTGGCGTTGGTAGCCGAACCTGCTGCAATGCTGGACTGGGCAAGCCAAGTGGGGGCTGCTGCCCCGTTGCTTTGCAAAACCTGCCCGGAGGTGCCCGCCACTGAGTACGCATGGGCCGTACCCGTACCGTATCCAACACCCCCGTTTGTCGCCGTCGCCGTGGAGTTTGTGCCGCCGTTGGCAATTGGGAGGGTGCCGCTTACTGCCGTGGCCAGACCAACCTTGCCCCAGCTTGGGGCTGCGCCCACGCCACCAGAGATCAAGGCATTGCCAACTGCTACGTCTGCGAGTTTGGCCAGAGAAGACGTTGTATCCGCATACAACAAATCTCCCACAGCGTAGGATGTCTGTCCAGTGCCGCCCAGAGGAGCAGACACTGCCGTAAAACCTGTAGCCAATGAACCCGCAGCAAGCGCTCCGGTTCCAGTAATTCCCGTGTAAGAACCGCTGAGTCTCGAAGTTCCCAACGTGCCAGATGAGATGTTGCTTGCGTTGGTCGTGTCCGTAGTGGCTGAAGCTGCAAGACCCGACACCGCCCCAGCAGCGATGGCAATGGCTGTGTTGGTGGCCGTAGTGACTTGGCCCTGGGCGTTGATCGCCATGACCGGGACAGAACTTGCCGTGCCGTAGGTAGCCGCTGTAACACCTGTGGTGGCAATGTTGAACGTGTAGGTGGGGGATTCAGACAGCCCCGTCCCTGCGGTGTAAGTGATGGGCGCAGAAAACTGCTGGAAAACAATCGCGGTTGTGCCAACAACTATAGGGGGCGCGGTCTGTTGTACCCAAGCGGTGTTAACATTTGCTGTGCCGCTGGTTACCAAGAAAAAGTCACCCTCGTCGATCTGGTCAACTCCGGTTCCAACGGTATCAAAGTCGGTTGCCCGAGTCAGAATGTATGGTGCTCCCGCAGAGCCAACCTGCGTGACCGTGTACACACCGTTGTTTGCTTGCGCGGCTTCGTTCTTCACCAATATCCGGTTTGAAACAACTGTGAGGGTTGAGTCCACAGACAAAGCGCCATTGGCGTTTGCCGTGAGCGTTGCCCCCACCCCAGATGCGCCGTTGTTGTATGTGTTTGCTGGTAGCGCTGTGGTAGTCGCCAAATCCACAGCTTCGTGGAAGTGGATGCCAGACGCAATGGCGTCGGCGTACTGTTTGTTGACAATGTCTGTGTTGTTAACCGGGGTTGTAGAAACTGTTCCCGCAGTGATGTTGGCCGTGCTGATGTTGGCCGTGCTGGTGCCCAGTGTGCCGATGTCGAGAACGTCAACAGCCAGCCCAGCCGCGCTCAAATAAACCGACCGCGAAGATGGGTAGGTTACAAAGACATTCTTTGTGCCAACGCCAAAGGAAACCAACGAACCTGCATTGCTGGAGGACAGCACTGTGGTACGGGACAGGCTTGGGCCTGCCGAAGTGTACGTACCAATACCAACTTCCCAGTCACCTGCGGTCAGGTCAACAATGGTGTAGTACGTGGTGTTACCGTTGCCAATGGTGGAAAACGACTGGTACCCAAGAACCGCCCCATTAAGCGTAACAGTACCCGTCCCAGTGGTTCCCGTTATTTCCTGTACCCTGTCTTTTACTACAAGTGCCATTTGTGCCTCTTACGGTTGGGTTTTAACAGTCTGCCAAGTGGTTGACTGCGCGGTATTCACTTCTGCCCAGCCTGCTGTCTGTGCTGCGTTGATTGTCCCCCAACCCGCCGTTTGCGCATCGTTGATGATTTCCCACAAGAATCGGGCGAGGATTACATCTGCCCCCACTGCGCTTTCTTGTATGGTAGCAAGAAAGACGGCTGAAGCCAAGAGTGAATCCAAGGCGGCGGCGGTTTCGTTAACCTCCGCACCAAAGGTAGATGGTGCCACCAATACGCTGTCAGCCCCTGCGGCTGTTTCAGCTACCGCCACCCCAAACCCAGCAGCGGCGGCAATGGAGTTCAAAGCTGTGGCTGTTTCATCCAACGTTGAAAACAAGACGCCATTGGCGCTGACAGTATCCAAAGCCGCTGCCAACTCTTGAATGAACACGGTGTACTCAAGGCCCGCAATCAGCAAATCCGCTGCTGTGGCCGTTTCGGGGGTTGCCGCTACAAAATTTGCTTGGGCTGAATACAGGTCAGACACACTGACAGTATCTGCATACACCCCCTCAAAAGTTGCCGCAGCAGCCGCCACATCCGAAGCAGTTGCTGCATCCTCAAAGTACGCCGGGAACACCACCAAAGCTGAAGGCGTATCCAATGCAGTGGTGGTCTCTGCTATAGCTGCGCTGAAGTCAGACTCTGCAACAACAAGGTTCTCTCCGACGGCGATTTCTTCCAAAATCAAAGGCGCAAACAACGCCACCGCACTGACCGCTGTGTCTGATGCCGTTACCGCCTCATCAACTGCGCTATCGTAAATAGCGCCAGCCCCCGCTAGAGCAGCAAAGGGTGCGGCGGCAAATGCGGAAGTGCCGAACACAAAGGATTACGCAGCGTCAAGGCTGAACGTGTAGGTCACATTCAACGTGTCGCCGCTCACCACGGTACGGTCGCCAGGAGACTGGAAATCGGCTTCAGAGAACAAAACCCCCGAAGTGCCGCTGCTCACAGTGCACAGGAACGCGCCTGCGACAACACCACCAGAGCTTGTGATACTGAACGAAGAAGGCGAAGCAGAGTTGCTGATGACGGACGGATCGGCAGTTGTGGCCGTACCAAAAGTCACAGCCTTACGGGAGCCACTGTAGTTGGTGAACTCCGTCCATGCTTTAGACGCCAAGGTGTCAGTGGCTGCGTATGTCGTGCCAGAACCGGGGCCGGTTACCAACCCCAGGAAGAACGCCGCAGTGTAGGTGCTGCCTTTGAAGTACTGGGTGTTCATGTCTTGCAGCCCCTCGTTGACCACGAGGTTGTGCATCTTGTCTTCCCACTTCACGTTGCCGTCTTTGTCCAAGCACTGAACGTGGAACACACCGCCGCCACGAGCGCCGTTTTGCAAGGCCGTGCCAGCAACCAGACCCGCAGTTACGGTATCGGTAGATTGAGCTTTTTCGTTGAACATAGGGTGCTCCTTAAACAAGTCGAATGAGTGCCGATGTGCTTGTGTTTGCAGGCATCGTCACGGTGAAAGTGTTGACAGACGTTTTGTTACTGCCGAAGTCCAAAACGCACACAGCGCCGTTGGCCCCTGCCTTGTAAATCAAAGCGCCCCTGGCAGTGATTACGCCCGTCCAAGACGGCGAAGAAAAGTTGATGAACACAATGCTGCCAGAAGACGCCAACTCAGTGCCAATCGTTGCAGTAACCACGGACCCCGTTGGCGAGTAATTGCCCCCAGATGATTCACCGTCCGTAGTGTACGCGGTGGTATTCTGGTCAAGTGTGGCGGCATTGGTATACAGCGCCAGACGAAACGTGTCTGTCGCAAAATTGATCGTGCCGTTTGCCAGCCCCGAACGAAGCGTGTTGCAACTGTAGTTGCCCGTGAACGCCATCAGCGAACCCCACTATTCTGGGGCAGAGGCGACTGGCGATACTGCCCACTGCGGTACGCATCGCTGCGCTCCAGCCCATCGCCCAGACGCTGTGCCAATGCAAGTGCTTCCTTGTATTTGCCGTCATACAAAGCGATCAAGTCTTGCTCACCCTTCATGAAGGTGTACGCCTCAACCAAAGACCCATACAACAGCACACTGTCAAAGTTGTCACCAAGCCACGTTTGGCCAGAAGCCGCCGTGGTGATGGAAGTTGGGTAGTAGTAATAGTGCAACTCAACGTCATATACCGCATCTGGCGTGGGGCCGAGGATAAATGACAACTCGTTGGTGATTACAGGAGACGCCTCGTTTGTGGTTGTTGGTCCAAACAATGCGTAGTACTTGGGGGTTGCTGTGTCGGTGGCTTTGGGGTACGCCTGCCGGATGAAGTTCACGTCCTTGTTGAGCAAAAACTCTTGCCCATCAGCGGTTATGACCGCCAACGAAAACGTGGAAAGAAAGTCTATCGGGCACGACAAATACTTGTTGCCCGTGGACGTTAACCCCGTCACGTTTTTACGCAGTGATGGGAATTGAACCGAGTTGTATATACGCTGTTCCGCTTGCGTGATGAAAGTGTTAATCTGTGTCGTTGCAGACACAGTACTCCCCACCGTTGCCGGAGGTACAGGGGCCAGATATACATCGGGAAACTGGTTCTCCGTGTACGTCTGAATTGTGTTATACAACTCGGTGTAGTTCATGCCATCGGGCCTCTGGCCATCTTGCCTTTGGTCTGCGCTTTACCGCCACGCACCACAATACCAGAGGTCTTCATGGGCGGGTAGTCCTGGCTGCGCGTGTTGGCCACAGCCACGTTTGCTTTGCGCATCGTCTCTTTGGCTGGCTCTTCGCCAACAATCACGTTGGCCACTTTTTTGGGTACCTTGTACGTTGCCATATCAGCCTCCACGGCCAGGGCTGCGCTGGTTCATGACCTTGGCCATGTTGCGCCCGTATTTGAGCATGTCGCCGTTGGTCTTGCCGCCAGCCTTAAGCTTGGTCATTGGCTTGCCAGGGTGCATCTTTTTCTCATGCTTATGCACCGCGCCTGCGATCATCTTCTTGTCTTGTGCCAAGTCTTTCTTGTCCATCTTCGACTCCTTATGTCGTTGCTACCGTAACTGTACCCAATTGCACGTTCAAAACCAAGTTATTTGGTGTCAAAGCGGCATCAAAAAATTCTGAACCCCCGACAGGTGTCCAGCCCCACTGAAAAATCCTGCTGCCCCCGCTGAGAATCCCCTGCGCATCAGCCGCCGAACTGTTGGTCAACACGATCTGCAAACCTGTTCGGCCAGACACTTTGTAGCTGATGTCGGGCCGGGGGTCTCTAATCCCTTGCGGGTCATCCACCGGGTACATGCCCAGTTGCAACTGCGGCTGATCCGGGTCCCAACACTGGGGGCACACCTTGAGATCATATACCTTGGTCTTGACAACTTCTTTGCGCAGCGTGGTTAATTTGAAGCGAAACCCGCAACGGTCGCACTCCGCAATTGAATTCTTGCCAGACGCAAACCTGTTACCCATTAAGTGCCGCCCCCAATGAACATCTGCCTGGGCACAAGCCGCAGCGCTGCACGTTCTTGGTCTTCATCCGCAGCCGTCATCCAGGCTTCGTCGTACTGTTGTTTGAGCACGCCCAGGCGCTCCATGCCACCGGGCACTTTGAGCGCAATGTAGTAGGCCAGACCTGCTGCCATGCAAGGAACAAACCGGAAGGGCACATCCATGACGTTCACGCCACCGCCAGCATCCTGCACCCGGCGCATGCGCCAATACACAAACTGGTAGGTCTGAGAGCCGTCAGGTGTGGGCCACACAGTGACACGGGGGGCGTTGTTGACACGGATGGGGTTGCCCGCCGCAGGGGTCTGCTGGGTCGTGCCGATCTGTGCACGAAACACGTTACTAAGGGTATTCCCCGAGATGTAGTTGTAAAACACCGTCTCGGTGCCGCCAGCAGTCACGATGTCCACATAGCCAATGGCGGGGAGCCCGACAACGGAGCTCAACGTGATCGTTGCCGCAGTCAAATCTTGGGACACAAACGTCGAAGCGGTGGTGGCCACCTGCCCGTCCAAGCGCTGATACCAGACCTGGATGGGCCGAGCTTGGTTAAGTTTGTTGGGGATGGTTGCGTAGGTGGACACGCTGATGCGTGTGATGGTCAAGTCCGCTTGGTTGGACAGGATGTTGGCATTGGTGCGGATTACATGGTCGAGCAAATCCACGGTGTCGTTTGGTACGGCGTAGGTGTTCAGCCCTTGTGTCAGGGTGATCGTCCCCTGCTCAAACGTCCACATGTTGACGCCGCGGTTGGCCCAGTCAGCAAACAGTAAGTTCAGGGATCGACGCGCTGTTCGCAGGTCATACCCCGTGCGCATCTCTGAACCCGCACGTTCAAATGCCTCCTCGACCAACTCGGTGAGGTCGAGGTTAAAGCCTGATTGTCCAGAGGTGACTGCCATATCAGTAGAACTCGTCCATCATTTGGGGAACAGCTTGCTGCCCACCAAACCCTCCACGCCGCCCTTGCAACATCGACGCCAAGCCTTGCAGCCCCATTTGCCCACCGTAGCCACCGCCCATGCGGCCACCATAACCGCCGCCGTAGCCACCACGACCGCCGCCGTAGCCACCGCCACCACCGTATCCGCCACGACCGCCGCCGTATCCGCCACGACCGCCAAAATCAGGCATGCCCATCCTGTTGTCTATGCGGGGGCCGGGAAGCTGCCGTTGCATAAAGTCACCAATACCGATTTCTGAAGCCACCTGCTCTGAGCCGGGTTGCTGTGGCATTACCGCAGCCCGCATGTCACCTTGGGTAGCTTGGTCTCGCTGCATCTGGTACATGTCCTGTTGGGTAGCCTGCTCGTACATCCGCTGTTGCCGAGCTTGGTCTTGCATGTTCCGCTGTTGCTGCATCTGGTCAATGTTGCCGTATGGGTTTTGCCCCATCTGTCCTTGTTGTCCTTGCGGCTGTTGGAACCCGCGCAGCTTGCCCTGCAAGTCTTGCAACTGCTGGTACATGGGCGCTTTCTGCATGTACTCGTTCATCTGACGACCAAGGTCTTGCTCCTGCTTCTGGTACGCCTGGAAGTCCGGGTTGTTCATGTACGAGGGCTGCTGGCCCATTGGTTGCGGCATCTGGTTGGGAGCGCCAAGTTGTCCCATTTGCTCCCCGACCTCGCGCCCCATTGAGCGATAGTCTTGCTGTTGCCCCATTTGTTGCTGCTGCTGAAACTGATTCATCCCATAGCCGGGACTGGACAGGGCCCCCATCCCACCAAACGGGTTTTGCATCTGTTGCATGCCATACGGCTGTTGTTGCTGCATGCCAAACGGCTGGGGCTGCGCAGACGCGTTGCCCATACCCCCGCCTTGGTTCTGAGAACCAAAGTTGGACATGTACGGTTGCGCGTAGGAGGGGACACCCCCGCCCGGCTGCGCCGATGCGTTGCCCATGGGTTGTTGCCCCATGCCGCCTGAACCGCCTACACTTCCTGCTCCGCCTGCCATTATCGGTACCCCGCTGTTTTCTTCGCAATGCTTTTGGGTTGCGCCACAAACTGTTTACCTGCCGCTTTACCCGCCCGCTTGGCCTTGGTAGTGGCAGCGTACTCAGAAGGACTGAGCGCCTTGATTGCCGCTTCTGGCAAATACCGCTCCCCCGTCTTTGACGAAGGCTTCCCCGACTTGGTGCGCCACTTCTGATCGCCCCAGTTTTTAAGGGAAGTCTGCGGTGCTTTCATTCAAAGTCTTCAGCGGTCAAACCAGCATCTTCAAGTGCCAACTCTTCTAAAATTTCGTCCGTGCCACAAGTGCAAGGGCCATCTTCCATCACGGCGCAATCGTCCATATGTCTTTTAATCACGATAACCTCCTCCAGCCGCCTTGTATTTCTTGGCGACAAGTTGTGCTTTACGGGCTGACCATTGCCCCGCGCCCGTGCCATGAGTTGCTGCGGCTTTTACCTGAGACACAATTCGCTTGCGCAAACTGGGCTTGGTGTAATTGCCAGCGGCATTGACTTTCCCGCCTTCTTTGTACTGCTTGAAGTCGGTGTCGTCACGGCGTTCTTTTCGAACGCCCTTGGGCATTTTGGATGGGCTGATGTCGCCCATCCCGCGTGAGGCCATCATCTCAGCACTTGCCGCCAGACTTCATGCCCAGGGGCTTGGAGCCAGCCATCTTGACCATGGTGCCCTTGGTCTTGCCTTTGGTGGCAATGCCGTCACGGCTGGGTGCGCCAGTCTTGACGCTGCCCATTTTGGCGGTGGTGATGCCACCAGACGCCATTTTCTTCGTGCTCATTGCTTTTTTCTTAGCAATCATTTCCATGAAAGGGTTCGCTTTAGCCATATCACCACCTCTTTTAAAAGACTTGCCTTTGTCGGCGTTGCTGAAATCTTTGCCCACAGACTGCGGGACTCCTACCTTCTTGGCAAACGATGGGTTGTTGGCCACCGCAGCCATGAAATTGTGCTGTTTCTTACTTGTTGACGGCATCTTTATACGCCCACCGTTGTACGGTATCCGTTTCCCAGATGCGGATAACCATCCATACGATGGTCAACACGCCGCCAATAAGCGTTACCACGGGCGTCATCCACCCTAAGAAACCCCCAAGGCCCATTACTACGGCAGCGCCGTCAGCCATTGTTTTTACGTCATGGTTCATGTCAACACTTCCAAGCCCGCAGGCTCTTGTTAATCCGACTGTTTGGGTCTTTGGCTGTTTTTTCGGATGTGAGTTTTTTCTTCATCCCAGTCATCCTTGCACAGAAAGAGTCGCGCCTGCTGCCGCCCTCTGGCTGCGGTGCTTTCAACCCCGGCTTGCCGGGATTGGCCTTGTTGTAGGAAGCCCGACCCTTGGCGTTCAAGCCGCCCTTCTCGGATTTGCCTTCCTTGCGTTGCCATGCTGGAGATTTAGCCATAGAAAATTGTAATTTTTGCCGTTGCAGGCAGGGTTACGTGTATGTCGGAGTAGAACAAAATGCCTTCTCCGGGGATTGGCAAACCAAACGCTACCAAATTGGTAGAAATATTGAACTGCAACCGAATAGTTCCCGATGCGCCACCATCCCTGATGATTACATCGCCTGCCGTGCCGCCAGAAAGACACTGGTAGCCTTTAAGACGGGTGCGCTGCGACACCAGCGTGCCTGTTGCTTCCGTGTGCGCTGCTTTTACGTCTGTTTGCATCGTCATGTTATTGCTCCGGTTCTGGTGCGTCTAACCTGTTTATAAGCATCTTGTACGCTTGGATTGTGGCTTGAGATTGAATCAAAAAGGTTTGGGCTTTTTGGGCTTCAGTCTCAAGGTCACGAATCTCAATCTCCAAGAATTCCTTGGTGATCTGCATATTAGCTGTTTGTTGTAGTCAACATGATGTAATACGCAGTACCAGCGCTGTCCACAATCTTCAATGAGTTTGTAGCTGCGCCCTGTGTATTGGCAGTAATCATGCCAGATGGAACGTTAAACAAGTTGGCCACTGTGCCAGTGCCGCTGTTTGTGAAGCGGATGAAAGAAGCATTTGTCCAAGTGCCACCAGAGGCAAAGTTAGAGTCAGCTTGAATAGCTGCAATCGTACCGCCGGGGTTTGTGGATGTGCCGCCCAAAGTAGCGCGAAGAGCGTTACCTGCACCGGAGATAGTGCCAGAGCCGTTGATGCTCAAGCTGATGTGAGCACCGTTAACAGTACCGCCAGTAGCTGCGCCAACGCCTGTGACTTGAGTCAAAGCACGGTAAGTTTCACCAGAGCCAGTTGATGTAAAAGCCAAACGCTGATAAGACAGACGTGTATCGCCAGTAGTGGCAGATGTGGTGACGTAAGACTCAGATACATTAGTAGCGGTAGTCTCAACGATGGGGGAAGAAGCTGTTCCGGTAATGAAGCCATTGTTAGATATGACTGGGCCGGAGAACGTGGTATTTGCCATGATATGTCCTTACATGCAAGTGGGGCGTATCTGTCTGCATGTCGTCAGCCGGGACTGTCAGATACACCGGGAACCCCGGAATAGTTGCAATATACACCAAAAGAAAAAGGGGCACAAGGCCCCTTTTTCATAGACACATTAAGCGCCTGCGGAACCCCACATGCCGAGGGGATCAGACCAGCCGAAGCTGTAACGCTCACGAGCCTTGTAACGGACGTTGCCGGTATCAAAGTCGCCGTCCATCGAGTTAGCCAGGGGCATACGCTCGAAATGCTTCATGCCGTTGGGAACGTCGGTAATCAAATACCAGCCATTCGAATCGGTCAAGAAGTGGTTGACGCAGTAGCCTTCAGGAATCGCACCCATCTGCTTGATAGCGTTGATGTCGTTATCAGCAGTAGAGACGCGCAGTTCAGTGTCAAGCAAACGCTTGGCAACGAACATCAGCGCTGGGGGGATGACCATCTTGCGGGGCTTGGCAGCGATCAACAGACCACGCTCATCGGTCCATGCAGCGATTTGAATCACGGCATTTTCCAAGGAGGTCTCGTTCAAGTCCACGCCAGTGGTGGGGCTGTTGAAGTTAACAGCGCCATTAACCAAGGGGTGGCCAACACGAGTGCTGGAGCTGTTGTTACCGAACAAGGTCACGCCGTCACCACCCAAGTACGAACCGTTGAAACCGTTGTTGATAACGGAGGCGGCTTTAACTTGCTTGGTGTAGGACATCGCACGGGCCAGGGCTTTGGTGTAACGAGCAGACAAGGAGTCATACAAGTTATCTTCCACAGCTTCCTCGGTGATCGAGAAGCCCAGGGCGATGGTTTCGTGGTTGTAACGGGCGGTGAACGCTTCTTGTGCGTTGTCATACGCGATGGCGGAGCCCTCGTTCTTGACAGGAGCAGCACCGAAACCAGCAAGCTTGGTCTCTTCTTCGAAGCTACGCTCTGATTTCTCAGTTTCGTAGATTTCTTTGTGCTCTTCGCCGTAACGAGCGTATTCCAAACCGAACAAAGCGTTCAGACCAGGGAGCAACTCTTTAAGTAGTTGTGCGCGTGAAATTGCCATTTTGAGTTACTCCTTACAGACCAACTGCGTTGGTGAATGTGTGATAGCCGGGGTTGATCTTGACCAGGATGTCGGTGTAAGCGTCGCCCACAACCGAGAAACCTTGCATGTTCACAAACCCAACAACACGGAATGCTGCGGTGGTGGTCACAGCCGAGGCACCTGCCACGACAGAAGCCGTAGAGTTACCAGTGGATGTGCTGCCAGTTGCCACAGCGCCAGTTGAGAAAAACACGTTTGCGCCCACGGCAGCTTGCGTCACAGTGCCAGCGGACTGGACTTGGAACACAACACCGGGATCATCCACAACGTAAGCGTTGACCACACCAGTCGTACCCGTGGGGTAGTACTGAGCATAGATCACTTGGCCTTGTGCGTTGACGTAAGAACAGCCAACAAACACGCCCACGATGCCGGTGTTAGTGGTACCGACAGGAAAGCCGTTGGTGGTCGCATCAGCGCCAGTTGCGGTGGCCACAGCCAGATAGCCAGACGAATTCACGTACACGGGCGAACCGTTGTAAATGTTCGCGGCAGTGCCTGCGGGGTCGATGAGATACGAACGGGTTGCACCTGCATATGGTGTGCCGCCCAGTTCATTCACGGGTTTTAGCCCGTATGGGGATGCTACTGATGCCATTTAAGGACTCCTTGTTTACTTAGAACCTGAACCAAACCCTCTGCCGCCGCTGACTGTGGACTTGCGGTCCGCAAACAAAGGCATACGAGGATCATTGTTTCGCATGAAGTGGTTGTCCACCGATTCCATCTGGTTTTGTGCTTGTCGGTCGTAGTACTCGTCCCGAGCGCGTGCTCGTTCCGCCACCATCTTGCAAAGCATGAGCCCGCCAATCTCGACGTTCCCCGTCTTTGCGTTACCTTCAATCATCAATTCTGGATGATCTTCTGCCTTGACAGGCTCCCAGCCGTCGCGCATCTTTCGAGACACGTTGGTGGGTTCAGCTTGCCCTAATACGTGGGTGGCCACCCAGCGGTACACATACCCTGGCTCCGGGGTCGGATCAGGCAGTGCCGAGGAAGGCGTATACACATAACGGGTTTGCTTGTCGCGTGACACAAGGTCACGGGGGGTACGGTTTTCAGCCATTTTGACTCTCCAATTTTGCTACTTGAGCAGCGTACTGCTGCGGGGTTAATCCAAATTTCTTTGCCAGTGCGACCTGGGTCTGAGTGAGTTGGACTTTCTTGGCTCCCGACGAACGGGTCGCGGGGGCTGCAACGGCAGCAGGTCGTCTTGGGGAATCACCCGACCTTGGCTTGTCTTCTGTACCACCGAAAACTTCGGGGAACTTCGACTTCACGCGATCATTTATTTGATCGAAATACTCATCAGTGCGGGGATCGACCCCGTTGTTGACTAGTTTTTGATGCAGCCCTAGTGCGTAGCTGGTGACTTCTTCGAACCCGTTTGCGCCAAACCACTGGTTTTTTGCCTGCCAGCGCAGGGTTTTTTCGTCTGGTTGCGCCTGTTCGGGTGCGCTTTGACGCGTTTGTACATCATATTCTTCAGTTTGTAAAGGGGGTGGGCGAAAACTTTTCGCTTGCTCCAACTTCCACTTGGCGTCAGTCATTGCTTCCTGGGCTGCAATGATGGCGTCAGTGTCAAACGCTTCCTGGGCATCCTTGTACTGGCGGCGGGCTTTCTCCAGCTCGGCTTCCGCCGCGTTTTTGGCCATGTGCCCGTACTGCTCTGTCCCAGTTGAAACATATTGTTTCAACTTCTTGTTCTCATCAATGAGCTGCTGTGCGAGACGCTCGAGTTCTTGCTTCTCGCGCATGGTGGCTTCTTTGGCCCGGCGCTCGTCGTGGCGTGCGTGGGTCAACTCCTTGATGCGCCCTTTGACTTTATCGGAGTAGTTCTCGATTTCGTCGTCCGTGGGGTCTTCCACCTCCCGGTCCAGGGGCTTGCGGCCTCTGTCTTGGATGGGGGTATCGTCAACGACTTCGACTTCTACGTCGCCGTCGTCCCCCACGGATACATTGACCTGGGAGGTCTTTTCGTCATCCAGTTCGTCTGGGAACTTGTATTGTTCAGCCATGTCTACTCCATCAAGCGCGGGTTAACCCGCGAGGGTCTTGCACAACAGCATCGACTTGATCGTCGTTAATCAAGCGAAACTCTTTACCGAAAATTTTGAAGCGCGTACCCGAGTAGGTACGTACCAGTACAAAGTCGCCTGCCTTGCACCACGCGCCTGCGGGGAACTTGGTGGAGTCTTTGTATGCGTCAGGGCCGACCTTGAGCACAAACAGAACAGTTGTGGCGTGTTCTTCTTGGCGCATGACGGATGATGCTTTCACCAGATCAAGCTCAGTACCGTCAATCTTTTCAGATATGTCTGGCACCGCACACAGCAGCTTCCAGCCTGTTGGCTCTGGCAGCATGGTTGCTTTCTCATCGTTGTTTGCGTCTTCTGCCGGGGCATCGACGGGCTGGATTGCTTCAGGCGGGGCAAACTGCCCTGGTTCAAGTGCGAGTTCACTCATCGGATTTTTCAACTTTCTCTGCAAGGTCAATGATGTAACGCTCTGCGATGGCCAGACCCTGGATGACCCCGCAAAGTTTTTGGTACTCTTCAAAAGTGCGGCACGAACCCCCCGCGCAGTCATCTGCGTAGTTGTTCATGTCGGTGCGTATTTGTTCGCGCAATACGCGTGCGAAATCTTGAATCATGCTTTAGGGTTTTCCTTTCGTGGTCGGTTTTCTCTGCGCTTAGCCAACTGTTCGTCAACCCGCAGCAGGGCATCCCCCATCCTTTGCTGGTTGTTGAACTGTTGTTCTTTTTGGGACATCTGGAACTTGCCCGCGTTTTCTGCCGCTTGGAGTGCCTGATCTTCTTTGTCCATTCTGTACTTGCCGACCTTGGCCATGGCGTCCATTTGCAGTTTCTTTTCCTCGATGGCCAGCTTGCCGGTAACTTCCTTGTCCTTGATCTGCGTTTCTTGCTGCTTGATCTGCACTTCTTGCTGGCGAATTTGCAAATCTTGCTGCTGCATCTTTAGCACGGGGTCTTGCGCTTGCTGCTGGGCTTGCTGCTGCTGGGCTTGCTGTTGGTTTTGCTGGAGCACTTGCTGTGCAGCTTGCGCCATCATCCCTGACAGAGCCACCTCGATCTGCGGGGGCAGCTTCTCGTCTGCCGGGGGCAGGGGCATACCAAGCTGCTGCTCGATCTTCTGGCGATAACCAAACCCGACGTGCTCAGCGATGTGCGCCTGCATGGCCGCTTGAATCTGCGGTGCCTTGGGGTTTTGGCCAATCAACTGCATGACGATGGGGTCTTGCATGGCCATCGTGTGCACCTTGATGTGGGACTCGTGGTCTTGGTAGAAGAACGCCTTGAGCGGCTCCAACTTAAGCGCGGCCATGTTCTCAGACACGGGGTCTTTGGGCTTTTGGTCGTCAGGCAGGGGCACGAGCTTGTCTGCGTCCTTGATGCCCAACACCTCCAGCATCTGGCGGTGCAACTGGGGCAAGTCGTAGATGTCCGGGGCCATCTGTGCCATCTGGATGACTGCTTGGTACTGCACAACCCGCTGGCTCATGGTGGCCGCGTTGGGGTCGCTCACCGGGATGATGTCAACGTGGTTGTAGTCCTCTTGCTTGGCGCGTCGTGTGGACTTGTCTGGGTCATAGTCGTACTCGGGGTCTGTGTAGTCCCGAATCAGCCCGGCCAGCAGTTGCAACTCTTGCTTGAAGCTGTAGTGCAACCGGGCCTGAACCGCGGACATCACCTTCAACTGACGCTCCAGCAGGGCCAGCGTGGTGCCCACAGGCGCTTGTGCGCTCATGTCTGACACCTTCATATCCGCTGTGGCGGCAAACCGTCTGCCTTCCTCCACGATGGTGCCCAGCAACTGGTACAAAACGCCGCTTGGCTCCTTGTACGGCAGGGGCAGGATGTTGTCGCGCAGCGCCCCAGAGCCAATGTCTACGTCCCTGAACTCGCCGGGTTGAATCGGTGTGTCATCACCCTTAATGCGAAGTCCACGAGATTTGAGGCCTCCTGGGAGGTTCGACAGCGTTCCTGCATCGACAAGCTGACGCATGATGCTGGTGGCTGACTTGGCAAACCCGCCGATGAGGTGGAAGAGGCCAAAGCCGTAAGCCCCAAAGCCTGGGATGTATTGGTAGTGGACAAAGTGCTGTCGCTTGAGTCGGAGTTCATCGTCTTCCTTCCAGTTGCGGCGGATGGCCAACACCTCGTTGGTCCCTTTTATTAGGGTAACTACGTATGGCAGAGCAATGCCAGTTTCTTCTCCGTCACCGTCTTTGTCTTCGTAGCCGTTCAAGTCCAGGTCAACGTGGCACTCAAAGATGATGTAGCGCTCGTCGTTCAGGTCACTGAACCCGGTCTCCTTGTCCTTGGCTTTCTGGATGTTGGTCTGCTCCCTGGACGCATCAGGCAACTCAACGTCACGATAGAACCCAGCTTTCTGGAGCTTGACAATCTCGTTCTTGGTCTTGCGCATCACATGGGTGACGCGGTAGCAGGTGTCCAAGTCCGTGGCCCCGTAGGGCAGGATGATGTCTTCTGCGGGGATGAACATCGACACCTGACGCCCCAGGCTGGGGTCGTAGTACACCTTCTTGAACGCGCTACCAGTAGCGGGCAGGCTCCACAGCATGCGCTCATGCTCAGGCCGGAACTCACGCATCACTTCTGTCAGCTCGTAGTTCATGTCGAACTCGACACGCATAGCGGCTTCTTGTTTCTGCGGGGTCTGCTTGCCCAGAATTTTGGTACGCACCGGGCCTTGGGCCGGGAAGGTCTCCGTGATCGTCTCAGACTGGAAGCGCACAACCGCCTCGGTAATCATCGGGTGGAACACGCCAGACGCGCCGTTCCAAGGTTCTGTGCGCTCCTCGTACTGGAGGCCCAGCAGCTTCAGCCCTTCTGTGTAGGCTTTCTCCCAGTCCTTGCGGGAGTTCTTGTCGTTCTCGATGTCTCCTGCCAAGTCCCCGGCCAGGGTCTCCAAGGCAGACTGGTCCATCTCCTCGGCCAAGTTGTCATTGAATGTGTCGTCTTCTTCGTCGCCTGGGCGGATGGACACCTCCAAGTCCCCGGCGTGGATGTTGACTTCCTCGGGGTCGATGATCTCAATCTCGATCGGCTCTTCTTGCTCTCCCAGTTCGTCGATGCCCTGGGGCTGTTGGTAAAGCGCTTTGTCGATATTGGTTGCCATGTCTGTCCTTAGTAATACGCCGCCTTACGGCGGAAGTAGATGGGGTCGTCTTTCTCGTCGGTGTCCAAACTGATGAACCCGCCTTGGCGAAACCGCAGCAACGCTTGGGAGGTCGTGTCCACGTAGTCGTCATTCTCGCCGTTGGGGAAGGATGCCACCTCCTCGATGACCTCCCTGGCCCAGCGTGTGTCTGGTGCCCAGACTGTACCTGAAGTGAACAAATCCGCAACCGCGTTCAGACGCACGATCTTGTCGTTGCCCCTGGAGGGGTTGGTCTCTTGCACAGGTATGCCCATCCTGCGCAGCTCTTGTATCAACGGCGCTCCTGCGGCCTTCTTCTCCACGATGAACGCATCTGGCTCCCATTCCTTGTAGTGCTTGAGCGCAGTGGCCTTCAACTCAGGAAACTGCATCCGGTCTTTGAACGCATCCAGCAGTATGACCTGCGCGGCATCGTGCTCTTCCTCGTTGTAGAACACCCCCCAGGTTGTGCACGCCGAATAGTCAGCGCTGGTCTTGGCTTCAAACGCAGTGTCCCAGGACTGGATGATGTACTCACAGGAGGGCGGCTCTTCGCCCTCCCAGATGCGCCAGTTCTTTCTGGAGATGATGGCCGCGTTGTCGCTGGTGGGCTGCTGCATGTACTGCGCGTTCCAATACTGGGGGTCGATCGACGCTTTGGCCGACTTCAACGCAGCCAGGGGCCACTGCTCTGGCCACAGGGACTTCTCGTCGTCCGTGCCTTCGTTCAGTATGGCGGGCAGCTCCACGATCTCCCAGGGCGGCGCTTCGGGGTTCTTGGTCTGGTAGTCGATCAGCCGCCCGGTCAGGTCCAATTTGCCCCAGCGGGTCATCACCACAATGATTCCGCCCCCTGGCATCAAGCGCTGGAGGGGTCCGGTCTGGAACCAACTCCACGCCGTGTCAAACGCTAGACGACTGTTGGCTTTTACGTCTTGTTCCGAGTGAGGGTCATCAATAACGAACAGATCGGCACCACGGCCAGCCAGAGCACCACCGACACCAGCAGCGTAATACTGACCCCCAGCGCCAGTACCCCATTTTCCAGCAGCTTTTTGGTCATCGGCAACAACAGTGTGGGGGAAAAGCTCACGGTAATCCTCGCTTGCGATCAAGTTGCGGACCTTGCGGCCAAAGTCTTCGGACAAAGACGCGGTGTGCGTCCCCATGATGATCTTCTTATTAGGGTATTTACCTAGAAAGTACGCTGGGAACAGGTAAGAACTGAATTCTGACTTGCCCATACGGGGGGCAATGTTGATGATGACCCGGTTTTTGCGCCCCTCGATCACATCGGTGAAGATTTTGGCCAGTTTCCTGTGGTGTGGACCTACTTTAAACCCCGGATAGACCCGCTGGGCGAACGGAATCATGTCTTGGCGTGCTGCGGCCACCCCATAGCGCTTCTCGCGCTCCTCCAGCATGTCAAACAGCTCCATCTTCTCCTTGATAGAAAGAGTCGGGAGCGCCTTTTGAATGGCGGCAACCTCAGTTGGGGAGAGCGTCAGGTCGTTGAGCTTCATCAGCCGTATGTGTGTGAGTGCTAACTTCTATGTCTTCGATCACAGCAGCGTCTGCGACGCCCATGAACCTGTTGAGCTTGTCCTTGATCTTCTGGTCGATCTCGTCGTCGCTCAGAGACTCCTTCTTGACCTCGATCTTGTCGGTGAACAGGCCCACTTCCGTGATTTTTCCCAAAAGACCGAGCGCCTTCAGGCGGATGTTGGCGTTGGGGTTCTCTGCTTCTTCCAACAGTTTGGCCACGGTGTAGCCCCGAATCTCTTTGGCGCGTTCCACAAACTCCCAGTCGTATGCAGACAACATCCCAACCAGATGCTGCACCGCCGCGGGGGTTTTTATCTGTGCCAAATGTTTGTGGGTGATCTCTGCTGGAGCCGCAGTAATCATGCCGTTGAAAGACGCCCTGGCTGCGTCAATCTCTGCCTGCGCCACAGCCGCATCGGTATCCACCGCCCCCAAACCTTTGAGCCAGTCTGTGGTTTTTATTTTGGCGTCCACCAAATCTGCCGGGGACAGTTTGTTTACGGCAACAGTCTTCCCTTGGTGAGTACTCACCTCGGGGGAGAAATCTATTAAATGATCCAGCATACGCGCATAAGCCCTTGAACCTGCGATGGGGCTAATGTACACTCAATCCCGGTAAGTGTGCAAGCAGTTGCCGGTTGGCCTTCGGCCAGCAAGCAAAAATGCTCATTTGCTTCTCCTCCGGGGGTTTGTGATTATCCCCCTCTTCAACCCCTGACTGGCAACGGTCAGGGGCTTTTTTCATTTGGGGGGTGTTGGCTGGTAGTTCCCCTTTTCCACTTGCGTGTGCCTACACGGCTCCTCATTTAAACCAAGCCTCTCTATTGGTCACCAACATGCGCAGTATACCCCCCTGTCAATCGTTGGACAAGGGTTTTGTAGAATTTTTTAAAAAATTTATGGGGGTAGTGGGTAAGTATTACAAAAGATTGGTTTATGGCTGGGGAATAGTGTTCTGGCTGGCTAGTATGGCTTGTTTATATATGGGTTGGTGGGGGTAGGGTGGGGTTCAGGGGGTGGCTCCAGACCATGTTTTAAACCCCGTCATGTGATACTGAAAGTGTCCGAGGGGGAAACCCTGGAGACATTCCTTAACTTAACTGGAGAAGCAACATGAACCAATCGAAAGTAACTATGGCTGTGTTCAGCCAACGCCTTGCCGCCAAGCAGAAGGGTGAGGATCGTCTGTTGGAGGAAGCCACACGCCCCTTCCACAAGCACTACCAAAAGCTTAACGCCGAGGGGCAGACAGCCTACCGCACCGAGTGGATGCTCAACGCATTCATCGGGGCGTTGAAGGTGTCGGAGAAGAAAGCCGGAGAGATTCTCTCCCAGAGCAGGGATGACCGCACCAAAGACCAGCAGGCTGTGTACTACCGAGCAAGCAACTCATTCAAGTACCACATCGTTCGGGCGGAGTCCACCCAGGCGCCAGAGTCTCCCAGCCACGCTCGTGTGGCTGTGCCCAAGGTCAAGGTTGAGCAGGCGGTCAAGTTGTTTGCGGGGATGACCCGTGAGCAGATCAACGCCTTGGTTGATCGCGCCTTGTCTCAGATCACCTTCGAGTAATCCGGAGAGATTCTCTCCCAAGCGACAACGGCGTCCTGCGCCGTTGTTTCTTTTCCTGTCCAACGGGAATTCTTACAGCGCATCCCACAAGGGTGTGCTGTGGGGACTATCCTGTCCGCTACTTGGAGAATCAAATGCCCCTGTACAAAAACAACCCCTACCTGTGCGTCCTCGAGACGCACGACACCTTCTTTGATGCGGCACACGAACAAGCCCTCGATGGCGAATTCGTGGACAGCGACACCCTCCTTGCCTTCCTCGCAGGTGGAGAACTGTAGGAACCTCCGCAAGCACAGCGTGCTGTGCTTGCTGGGCAACCCTGCGCCTTGCAGAACCCTGGGAGAGATTCTCTCCCGCAACTGGAGAAGCAACATGAAAAAGCACACCAACCTGACCATCAACGGAGTGGTCATCAAGTCCTACATCCCCTGCCTTGAGCGGGGCGGCAAACGCTGGCGCGAAGTCCAGATGTGGGAGACCTGCGTAGGGCGTGAAGCACGCCTTCACACAAGCGCAGAAGTCTGCGCCAACTACCTCGAATCCATCGGAGTACCCATTCCGCACCAACTTAGTGCACAAACTGCCTAGTTTTTAAGCAAAAAATAGCTATCCCAGATTAGATGCACTTTCCCCCCGCGTGGACAAGCGTAAGTGCTTGATTCATATACAGCGTGGGCACACACTGTCCTATCTATCTATCTATATTTATATAGATATAGATATAGAGATGTGTACTCGTGCGCGTTCAGAATTGCCGGATTTATCAGCTTGAGAAACCTGGCATGAGTTAGCGGGAAAGACTCTCTCCCATTTGCTATAGTGCACTTCCCAAACAGATAGATAGAGTGGACAGTACAGCGCATACCCGCGTACAATCAAGCACTTGCAACTGTCCAAACGGGGGGAAAGTTGCTCTAATCATGGATACTTACAGACCGAAAAAGGACACATCATGCCAAAAGGACTATCGAGCTACACCCAAATGAGTGAGCGCGACTTGCACAACGCACTGAGCAAGCGGTACGACTCGCCCGAAGCGGTCGAGCTGGTGAAAGAGCAAGTGCGTGAAATGCGGAAAAATCTCAAGGCACAACGCGCACACAAGCGCCAGCTTGACCACACCTGGGGGGAATTCATTGCGCCGCTCATGCACGAGCGCAAGGTCGTGCGCTCCATGCTGGGCTACAAAGCGGCAAAATCTGGGGATGCCCGCACGCTTGCCTTGCAAGCCTACATCCAGGTGCTCGACACACTGCGCGGCAAGCTTGAGTTACTCAAGAGGGAAAAATCTCAAACACCCATGCAGTTGAACCCCGAGCGCACGCACTGGTGCGACCATGTGCCGTCTCACATCAGGGAACGCGTGATTGCCTTGTTCGATGCCATACCGCCTGTAGTACGAGCAAAGCGCAAGCGCCCATTTGAGCGGACAGTGCCCGCCATCCTGCACAACAAGCAAAGGGACAGGCTACTCAGGCGCACGACCAAAGACCTGGAGCGGGCGCAGACCGAGGGGGACAAAGACCGCATAGAGCAAATCAGTCAAGCGCTTGACACCATCAAGCGTCTGCCCATGGGCGAACCTGTGCCAACAACATGGCATGGACTGTGACCTTGACGGGTGTCAGGGGAAACATTCACGGGAGAGATTCTCTCCCACGCTGTACTCGGCATTGGGCTACGCCGCGCACAGCTTTCACCATAGCCTGGAGGAAAAGCAAATGATAGTAAATGTTCGTGGACATTGGTTGGACTTACCCACCATCGAGTATTCGGTGCTTGTTTCGCTTGGCTCATGGGATGGGCAAGAGACAGAAGAAGACCGAAACATCTTCTACTACACCGACGGCGAGCCGCTGAGTCTGGGCGATGTAATCGCTGGCGACTTTCGTGTGACTGAAATTTATTGAAAGGGGAAACGAAATGAAAGCGAAAGTTATCTGTATTGAGGGCTATTGGAAAGACGACCACAAGCGGTTTGAGCGCCGCTGTGTGGTCATGCCCAACGCTGCCACGGACTCGATGGCAACAGACATATTGGAAGGTGTCAAGGGCAGCTTGGGGTTCCACAACGACATCTTCTATGTGTTCGGAGAAGACGAGCGCATCGTGGGCGAACACCGCGAGTTCGTGGTCGAGTTCTGCAACCCCATCTATGAGGTTGATGTGGGAGAACTGCAATGAAAACGAAAGAAGAAATGGTCGCCTTCGCCGAGGGCTACCTGCGATGCGCTCTGTATGACGAACACACAGGCGAGTCCATCAAGGGTGTTGATGAGTGGGTGTCTTGGGATGAGTACGACTTCAACTTCGTTGGGTCTGACCACGCCGAGGATGTCCCCGAGTATGCCCTCATGGTGCTGGTGTACCCAGAGTGGAAAGAGGTGCTGCCCGCACCAGTAGACACATTCATTGTTCAACAGTAAGGAGAAAGCAAATGAAAGTAAGAAAGCTAAAGCAGCATCACCTAGCGTTGATGAAACACCATGAATTCAGGCGTAAGTGTGCGAGATACAGAGCGGCAGCAAGACTGCGCAGAGCACAACAGCTTGCGACTGAATTGGTTGAATTGCCAGTAGAGGGTTTGTTTGTGCACGAGCCGTGTAACTTTTGAAGGAGAAGTGAAATGAATCGATACACAGTACAGGTGCGCTTGTCGTACTACGCCGATGTGGAAGTCGAGGCAGATGACGAACACAGCGCCAAACAGCAGGCAATACGCCAAGCGCACAGAGCGATGGAGAAGGGGCAAGGGTGCTGGGGCGAAGAACCCAGCGTGACACACATAACCAGTGAAGGAGAAAGCAAATGAAATCTTGTAGAAACTGCGCCCACTCTCGACAAAGTGGGGCTCATCGTGTCGAACTTGTCTGTCCAGTAAATGGCAGGCGGGTAGCACCAACACCATCCATGAATACGGAAGAAAACATCAAAGCAGACCGGGATTGCCGAGACATTGCCGCACGCTGCCACGCATATGAACCCGAAGGAGAAAGCAAATGAAGAACCCGATACCAAAGACAGGCTTTGTAGCCACGCCCGATTCACTCGATGAATTAATGGCGTACTGCGAGCGATTCAGCGGGTCAGAGAAAGCCATCGCCATGTTGGTGGCTACGATGACGCTGAACCTAGCACACAAGCTGGTTAACGAAGCAACACAAGGAGAGACAACATGAAAGGACTAGACGCACACCACTACGCGGTCATGGACGCGTACCAAGACCTGATCGACAGAGAAGACGCGCAGTCAGCCCTGGCTGACGCTGAACGCGCACGCTTGCTCGACTTAGTTATCCAGGTGCAGGGCGCACTGGTGCTGAACCAGCAAGACATTGCTATGTGTATTTTGAATGAAATTGAAAATCACTTGCAGTAATCGGGAGAGACTCTCTCCCACAAACCGCCGCCTGTCGGGTACAGGCACACAACCATAACTGGAGAATGCAATGAGAATCTATCACGCAACATTTACTTTCGTTAACGATGATCTTGACGCAACAAACGTCAACCACATCAAGCACCGCCATGTGTTCGTAGCCGAAGCTTTCAACACTCGTGTGTGGCTTGCCATCAAGGGCGTATCCAACGCCTGTCTGTTCAACAACCCGAACACCTGCTTCGTTGAAGCAACGCGCAGTGCAGGCATTGAGTCCCCGTGGCTCAGTCGCTCTTACTCTGATATGAATTCAGTCTTGTCACTCACCAGCATAGACGAGGCTATGCAGTCCATGATCGACAACAACACATGGAGCGTTGCGTTTGACGAGGCGTCATATGTCGTGGAGCCGCTGACTGGGGCTGAGCGTGCATGGTTCAACTACGAGGGGTATGCGGTGCAACAAAGACTGCTTGGCTTGCTGGACTCTCCGTTCTACGGACGCAAGTCCGCGCTGATTGGCGCACGACTAGATCGCATCAGACGCAACGCACGCATCAAGCTGGGGCTAGATCGTGCACGGGAAACCACGGCGTACTACAAGGGTGTGCGCATTGACGCGCAAAGATTCGTGTATATGCGTAGCACTTTCAAGCAGTTGGGCGCTAAGGTGCGCGAAGCAATCAAAGACCAGGATGCTGGCGATTTCGATGATTGGTTTGCAGACACCGTCACGGGCTACCACATGGAGCGCATGATTGAAGCGTTTCCTGCTATTGAGTCAGCGCTGAGTGACGCAGGTGTCATGACCAACCTGGAGCAAACCTACTGCGATCATGTGGTGCCCGCGCACGAGACTGTTGAGGTGCGCGATGGTGGGCGTATGCGTACATGGTGTGCGGCGTGCCGTGACGACCGCGCAGTATGGGTCGAAGACCAGGAAGAGTACTGGCAGTCAGACGATGCTATGTGGTCTGAGCGTGAGGACGCGTACTACTCATACGACCGCGACTCCGAGTTGGCAGAGAACGATGATGACGATGACGACTACACCGCTGCGGAGGAACCCAATCGCTTGATGAGCTACATGACTGTGGTCACAGACTTTGTGGCAAGGGACACGAGCTTCACGCCGTCTCCGTTCGGTGACCTACTCATAGGCATCGAGCTTGAGATGGCAACATCGGGGAGCGTAGGCTCAGCGGTTGAGCTTGTGCGCGGCGCACTGGGCGAAGACTACTGCGTATGCAAGTCCGATGGTTCGCTGCCCCCTGGCGGCTTCGAGGTCGTGACTGCACCACGCAAACTAGACGAGCACATCACGCGCTTTAGCAACTGGTTCGGCGAAGGCATACCAGCGCAGTTTTCTGCCTGGGATATAGGTTCTTGCGGTATGCACATCCACATCGACTCTCGTGCCTTCACGGCAATGACGCTGGGCAAATTCCTCATGCTCATCAACTCCAACACCAATGTGGACTTCATTCGCCGTATCGCTGGTCGCCACCCCTCTGTGGACAAGCAAGCGCGTGAGTACTGCGCGGCAGAAGAGCAAGACATCCTCGACAACCCCAAGCACGCTATCAAGAGCAAGAGCACACGCCGCTACCGCATGGTCAACACGACCTGCTTGAAGCGTTCCGAGGCTGACCGCTTGGGTGTGCAGTATGTCGGTGAGCGCAGCTTCAACACCATCGAGCTTCGCATCTTCCGCTCGTCTCTCAAGCGTGAGCGCATATTGGCGCAGATCGAGTTCACCCATGCCGCTGTCATGTTCTGCCGTGTCGCAAGCTACCGCGACCTTGACTACTCGAGCTTCATCAAGTGGTTGCGTACCACCAACAACACCTATCCCAACCTTGCCGACTGGTATGGCGTGCGCCGCCGTGCTACCGCCAAGAATTCAGCACCCGCTGAGTTGCTGTGTGTTGACCGCGTTTAATCAAATAACAATCAAGGAAAAATCACTATGTGTCTCATCATCACTGGCAAGTCTGCCAAAATCCGCTCGACCCTGCTCGACACCAACGGCCTCATCGCTGACATCTACGCATCGAACCCCGATGGTATCGGCATCATGTACTCAACAACCAAGGGGTTGAAGGTCGTCAAGGTTCTGCCCAAGAGCCAAGCCGATGCGACTGCGTTCATCACCAAGCTGCCCAACGATGACCGCGAGTTGGCAATCCACTTCCGCTGGACTACGCATGGCGACACTGACCTCATCAACTGCCACCCCTACGATGTTGTCCCTGGCTATGTTGCCATGATGCACAACGGCGTGTTGAAGACAGGCAATGCCGCTGACACCACCAAGTCTGACACTTGGCACTTCATCAAGACCTACCTTGCTGACCCTGTGCATGACCATCCTGCGCTTATCCACAACGAAGCGTTCTTGACCATGGTTGCTGACTACATCGGCGACAACCGCTTTGTGTTCATGGACGGCGAGGGGCGTATGTCCCATGTCAACTACGACCAAGGCATCGAGCATGATGGGCTGTGGTTCAGCAACACCTACGCATGGAGACCCACACGCCTGATACCCACATACTACTCGTCTAGCAAGCACGCCAGCCGGTATTCCAACTACGGCAAGTATGGCGGCTGGGGCAGCGATGACATCTATGACGATATGTACATGGGGGAGGTCGCACCACGCAAGGCGTCTGTATCAGCGCACGACCCCAAGTTCAACGAGGACGACTACGAGTGGGTCGATGATGAGATGATTGACGCTGAGTCCATGACCCTGGAGGACATCGAGCTGCTTGGTGAGTATCTGTTTGACGCAGATGTGGAGGCGGTCGAGGCGTGTCTCGAGGCCATGCCCATGGCTACCATTGATACCATCTTCGACAACTGGGTGCCAAGCATCACGACCTTCACGCGTGAGCAAGACCTGTCCTCGTATGAGCAAGACATCTACAAAGCCGCGCTCGACCGCGATATTGCCGCGATGCACGACTTCGTGCGCAATGGCAAGTCTGCCAGTACGATTGCCGAGGTGCTCTGCTACTACCTCAATTGGTCTCATGTGCGTGCCCAACCCCTGCCCGCCTTGCTTGCCTGACGGGTGTCAATGTCCCCAGGGAATTCCCTGGGGGCTTTTAATCAAAAGGAACATTCATGTTTGAAGAACTTTATTGCGTTTACTGCGTGACCCCCAAAGGGGACAGCTACTCTTGTTGCCAAGAGAACCATTTCGTGCCGTTCGATGATCTTTATCCCGAAGATCAGGCGGCTTTACTAGAGGAGATGAAAGATGACTGACAAGACCTACAACGGCTGGACGAACTACGCCACATGGCGTGTGAACCTGGAGATACTCGATGACGCGGACAAAGCCGAACTGTTCGACCTATCCTTGCCTGTTGAACAACTGCGCCATGTGCTGCAAGATTATGTGGAGGGGCACATCTATGAAGCAGGCGGGGGCGAAGGCAATATTGCTGTGGACTACGCGTTGGCATTTCTGTCGGATGTGAACTGGTACGAGATCGCCAAGCACATGATTGACGATGCACAACTGGAGAAGTCTGATGAATAACTACACCATGTCCGAGCGCATTCAGCGCGTTGTTGTTCTGGTCGCACTGATTGTGCTGGCCTTGGATTTATTTATATGGAGGGCGTAGCAACCACTAACTTGTCCAACACTTGACAGAAGTTTATTTGCGAGGTACATTTTCAAAAACGGAGAAGCACAAATGCACTACCACACACCGCCCTACGACACGGGCAAAGTAAAGATCGGTCTGCTGTAC